TTGAAGCGTTCGAACAAATGAAATTTGACGATCCTGGTAGTAGGCCCGACCCAAGTATTGAGGCTGGATTATCGAGCAGAGAAACACCATTTAAGAAAGTCGATTTTCCTGAAGTCCCTGAAGGTCATACCACATATGAAGAATTATTAGCATCTGAACAATATAAACACGCATTGGATAAATTAGCTGAGATTACTGGACAAAGAAATATTGGTACAGGATTATCACCAAAATTTTTATCCTTATCACAACAAGCATTGATGATTCTACAAGAAATTGTACGAGCAGAATCGACGCATCACGCTGAATTAGAAGAATTGGCGAAAAGATTACTTATTGATTATTTTAAACTACCTCAGGGGGCATTACAGTTTAATTTTAAATTGAGTAGTGCTACTATGAATGTTCAAAATAAACAATCGAAAGAGCAAATACAACAAAAAGAAGAGGAGCTTGCACAAGATGTTAATAATATAACGCCAGAAAGAGCAAAAAGAAGATTAATAAATGCAATGACACAGGGGCACTCTGTTGATGGTGCATACTTATTCAATAAAGTAACACCAGAACTTCAAAGAATAACAGGTGTTCGAGATATTGCAGAAAAATATTCGGTGGTGGTTGCATTAACCTTTTTAGGTTATTGGCAGTTTCCTGAAGAAATGGCACAAGGTGCTACTGGTGGTGGCGGTGGTGAAGGTGATGATTCAGATATGGGGGCTGGAAAAACAAGAGTAGACACCACAACTAATCCGCCAACTATAAATGCGGAAGCAATTATGTTTCCATTTTTAATTCACGAAGGGATTAAAGGGGTAATGGAATTTTTGGGTAAAGAAAAGAATCCGGAGAATCCAGAAAAAACAACACAAGCGATGGATCTTGAAGACCAAACACAATATGAACTTTGGGACATAAGACTTGGCCCCGCAATTTGGAGAAGATTGGTTAAATTATTTCCGGAAGCAATTCGTGAAGAAGAAAACAAAATAATATTCCAATATTATATCTATACCAACATTATCAATTTACCATCAAAAGAATTCATTGTTTTAATGAAGGAAGTCATTGGTAATTCACCAAAAGGTAAACAACTAATCGATGCGATGTATTATGATTTATCAAGGCATTTGGATAATGAAGAAGTAACGGAAGAAGACTCAGAATTTAGACGATTACTTGATGAATTAACTGCAGATATTCCTGATGAAGATTTGGGAAATTTCTTGGCAGATTTAGGAATAACATTGAATTAATATACCATTTATGGTCGAATATAAAGGAAGCGGTTAGAAATAGCCGCTTTTTTTGGTATTTATATATATGAATCAAAAAATTGAACAATTAAAAGAAATGGCTCGAATCATAGGCGACACGCCCTATGCATTACGAACATATCTACAAACATATGATAACACACAAAAAAAGTTTGTCCCTTTAGATTTATTTAAAGACCAGTTACAACTTATATATGACTACGAACACTATAATGAAAATATTACCAAGAAATATAGACAGGCTGGGGTTACAACTGTTACATCCGCTTGGGTTTCGAAAAAATTAGTAACTGCATCCGAAGAAAATCCTGAAAAAGTTCTTATCGTTGCAAATAAAAGGGACACCGCCATTGAAATGGCAAATAAAATCAAAGCATTTCTTCAACAATGGCCAGATTGGATTCACCCGGGATTTGATCCTGATAAGAATTCTGAAAGTCGATACAGACTATTAAATGGTTGTGAAGTAAAAGCGGTTGCAACATCAAAAGACGCTCTTCGTGGTTTTACACCTACAATTCTAATCTTTGACGAGGCGGCGTATATCGAAGCCGGTGAAGATTTCTGGGCTGCTTCAATGGCGTCCCTATCTACAGGGGGTAAAATTATTATGATTTCTACACCTAATGGGTATGACCCAATTTACTATACGGTGTATGACCAAGCCATTCGTGGTATAAATGATTTCCATATAACAAATTTAACTTGGTATTTTGACCCCCGTTATTCGAAAGATTTACATTGGGTTAAAACAAACGACATTATTCATTATATGTTGAATAGAGAATTATATAATGATGATGAAGTATTGGCATTTGATGTGCCGAGAGAAAAGTTTGACGATATGATTGCAGATGGGTATAAACCATTTTCAAGCTGGTTCGAGGCGATGGCCAAGAAGTTAAAATATGATAGAAGAAAAATCGCCCAAGAGTTGGAGTGTGACTTTTTAAGTTCGGGTGATGGTGTTATACCAAGTGAAGTTGTTGAAAATATTGTAAAGACAATGATAAAAACCCCGAATGAAAAGTATATGTCAGGGTTAATGTGGCAATGGAAAGAACCAATCGAAGGTCATCGTTACATTATGGGGGTTGATGTTAGTCGTGGGGATAGTGAAGACTTTTCCGCCATCAATATCATAGATTTTGATGAAAGGGAACAGGTATTAGAATACATCGGTAAAATACCGCCAGATGACTTGGCGGCCGTGGCGTATAAATGGGGATTATATTACAGCGCATTTATCGTTGTGGATATAACGGGTGGTATGGGTGTTGCAACATCCAGAAAACTACAAGATTTGGAGTACAAAGATTTATATATTGATGGAATTAATACTAAAGATGTTTGGTCATATGACCAGAAGATGATGGAAAAGATTCCGGGTATTAATTTCAATAATAAAAGAACACAAATCGTTGCGTCTTTTGAGGAACAATTAAGACATAAATTTCTTGTCCGTTCACTTCGACTTGTAAATGAATTAAACACATTTGTTTATATCAACGGTAGACCTGACCATATGAAAGGATACCACGATGATTCAATTATGAGTATGGCAATTGCGCTATACGCTGGTGACATTTGTTTTACCCAGTTGAAGAGAAGTGAAGCACAGAGCAAAGCGATGTTAGAATCGTGGGCATTGTCTGAAAGAACATATGAACCAAATGACACTTTTTATAGTTATGGTAAATCCCTTGATGCTATTGGTTCTATGTCAACCCAATCAAATGAAACTTTGTTTCACGAAAGTAATCCAATGAATGTCGGAAAAGAAGCGTATAGGCAATATTCGTGGTTGTTTAGTGGATTGGATCCTAATAAGGGCCAAAATCCTGATAACCATTGATTTTTTTAATAAAAAAGTTTAAATTGCATAAATAAATAACTTGTATTTATAGATATGGCAGATAAAAATGAATTAACAGTTTTTCAAAAGTTAACACGAACCTTTGGTTTTATGGGGCAGTCAGGTGAATATCCACCCTCATTTAACTTTTCAAAGGACGAACTTTTAAAGACTGACAGCAAAGAAGATTACGAAAAAGCCCTATTACAAGCTCAACAATCAGCATTTATTGCTGACAGATGGAAAAAGATTGACCAATCTTTATATAATCAATCTGTTTATTATGAGCCAAATAGGTTGTCAGCATACTATGACTTTGAAAGTATGGAGTTTACGCCAGAAGTATCGGCCGCATTAGACATATATGCTGAAGAATCAACTACAATGTCTGAAAAGGGTGAAATCTTAACTATACATTCTGAATCAAAAAGAATAAAAGCAATATTAACCGACCTATTTAAAAATGTTCTGGATATCGACACCAACTTACAAATGTGGTGTAGAGGGATGTGTAAATATGGTGACGATTTTGTTTACTTGAAAATTGACCCCACAAAGGGTGTTGTTGGATGTCAACAATTACCTAATATTGAAATTGAAAGAATTGAGGGGGCAACATCAAATACATCCAATGCAACGAATGTTACTTTGGAGAAACCAACAAGGGAATTGAGATTCTCTTGGAAAAATAAAGATATGGAATTCCAATCTTGGGAAATTGCCCACTTTAGAATTTTAGGTGACGATAGAAAACTTCCTTATGGTACATCAATGTTGGATAAGATTAGAAGAATTTGGAAACAACTTCTTTTATCTGAAGACGCGATGATGATTTATAGAATATCCAGAGCCCCTGAAAGAAGGGTGTTCAAGGTATTCGTAGGTAATATGGAAGATAAGGACATTGAACCTTATGTACAGAGAGTTGCAAATAAGTTCAAGAGACAACAGGTAGTTGACCAAAGAAACGGTCAGGTTGATATGAGATACAATCAGATGGCCGTTGACCAAGATTATTTTATACCTGTTCGTGACTTATCACAAACAAGTCCTATTGAAACATTACCCGGGGCACAGAATTTAGGTGAAATCGCGGATATTGAATACATACAGAAGAAACTCATGGCGGCGCTTCGTATTCCTAAAGCGTTTTTAGGCTTCGAAGAAGTTGTGGGTAATGGTAAGGAATTAGCGTTGATGGATATTCGTTTTGCAAGAACCATAAACAGAATTCAAAAATCATTAATTCACGAGTTAAATAAAATTGCGTTAGTACACTTATATATTTTAGGGTTAGAAGATGAATTAAATAATTTTTCATTAGCCCTTACAAATCCATCCGCACAATCAGACTTATTAAGGATTGAATCGTGGAAAGAAAAAATATTATTGTACAAAGACGCAACATCCGACCAATCACAAATTGGTATATTACCTGTTTCACATACATTTGCTAAGAAAAATATTCTTGGTATGAGTAATAATGAGGTTATACTTGACTTACAACAACAAAGACTTGAAAGAGCCATTGGTTATGAGTTAACACAAACCCAAACCATTATTAAGCGTACTGGGGTATTCGATGATGTTGATAAGAAATATGGTATATCGGAAGAAGAAAGAGCAAGTCTTATGAAGAACCCACCACCTGCTGCCGGCGGAGAAGAAGGTGGATTAGGCGGAGGACTACCACCAATGGGTGGTGGTGAAATGGGTGCCCCTGCTGCCCCTGAAGCGGGTGGTGCGCCACCAGCGGCAGGAGCGGAAGAAGCCCCGTTAAGTGAATCAAGAAAGAATAAAATTTTAGCGGAATTGGGTGAAATTCCGGGGGTAAATGATTTATTTGATTTTGATAAGGCGCAACGCAATATTTATGAGATAGAAAATAAAATAAAAGACATTTTAAACGACTAAACAATGAATGGTATAGGTAACATAAAAAGCAGACTATTAGGAAAGTTAACAGAGTCCTATTCAAATCGTGATAAATCCGAAATGAAGGAAATCATAAATTTAGTAAGAGAGAATAAGGAATTTGTTGAACTCTATTTGTTTTATGAAGAAATCGAGAAGAAATATATCGATGACAGACAAATTGCAGAACAATTCATTGCCGAAATAACCCCTATTTTAAAATCGAAGGTTGAAAAGGTTTCCGATTTTTGCAACAAATTAGACAAAAAGATAGGTAATGTCGTTGAAATGAATGTTCCTGTGTATGATGATTTGGATAAACTTTTGGAAGAAGATAGTTTATCAAACATAGATAAGAAATTGATTGCAAGGAAAAATCTGTTGAAACACTTATTAACTGAAAAGGATGATGTTGTTACAGAAAGTACCACATTGGTAAAAAATGAAAATTTATATCACGCAATACTTGTAAACAATTTCAATGTATTATATGAAAACGAATTAACCGATGACGAAAGAAACGAGTTAAAAGAGTTCATATCAATTTCGGATCAGGAAATTAGAACGAAAACCGAAGAACTTAAAGAAGAAATATTAGGTAAAGTATCATCTTTATTAGTTGAAGATGCCGACCAAACACTAGTACAAAAGCTGGAAGATGTTAAAAATGAGGTTACTCGAATGAAACCTACCAAGTATAATCTTTATAAGTTACAACAATTAAAAAGTGGTCTTGTTTAAGACCATTTTTTTTGCTGGAGATTTTTTTTGGAAATACCAGATTTTTGCTTTATATTTCTCATATAACCAATAAAACTGAATTAATATGAGAAAGTTAAATGAAAACTGGAAAATTCATACCGATGGGATTCCATCAAAATATAAAGATTGGATATGGAACAATAGATTATAAAAATCTAAAGACTGTTTACATAACATTAAATTCGTGGGTTCTGCCCGAGCTGGTCGATGACTACGACCAGATAATATCTAAAACAAGACGAGATATTAAAAACCATATTTTTAATATGGATAATGATTACTTTAAAAAAGAAAGTATTGTTGATTTAGATATTCGAACAAAAGGTATTAAATTAGAGAAAAAATCTTTTATGAATCTTGAAATTACATTGTTTGTGCAGAAACAATTCGATATAAAGGAAAAACACATAAAAGCATATATCAAATCATTATCGGAAAGTGTTATAGATAAGCATCTTGCCGATAAAAACTTGTTTAATTTTCACAAGAACAAAAAATAATTACCAATATCTGTGTATTTATAGTAAAAACTATAAATGACGGAATTATATAATGGGCAACAATTAAAAGTTCTCGGCCCTAAAGATGTTGGTAAGGGTATACTCATTGAACACGATGGGTATATTTCTCCTGACGATACAAATAATAAGCGTATAATTTCTGAAGCGTTAAAGAATATGGACTTCTCCGAAGACCTTATTCTTTATGCCGTTTTACAAAAATATGGTGTTCCAAACAAAAACGGCAGAATCTATCCCGAGCTCATATTAAGACGCGAGAACGAAAAATATCAAGCCATTATTCAAAAAGGTGGCGCACTAAACGAACTTAATCATCCTTCCTCTTCCCTTATTGACTTAGACAGAGTTTCCCATTCAATCCTTGAAACTTGGTGGGATGGAAATATTTTAATGGGTAAAATTAAATTATTTACATCGCCAGGTTGGAAAAAGATGGGAATTATTAGTTGTAAGGGAGACCAAGCCGCAATGTTGTTAATGAATGGCGCAACATTGGGAATATCTTCCCGCGGCGTTGGTTCATTAAAAAACATTAAGGGTCAGAACATTGTACAAGACGATTTTGAAATTGTATGTTTTGACCTTGTTTCTTCTCCATCTACTCCGGGGGCATATATTTTCGCAAATCCTGAAGACCGTGAACAATATCAGGAAGAAGAAGAAAAGGTAGCATATGACCCAAGAATGGATAAAATGAAATCTTTAATGAATAATTTAAACACATTTCTGGGTAAATGATAAAATTTATTTGATTATTTACCCCGAAATACAAACTTTTTATAATAACATAATATTTATATCTAAAACAATAAACAAATGACAAAGCAGAAATCAATAGTAGAACAAGCGTTACTTCAAGTACAAACCCTTGAAGAGGCCGTTAAGCAAAATGCAAAAGGTATTCTTGCTTCAACCATGAAGGAAGAACTCAACTCATTGCTTAAAGAACAAGAAGAAGAGGATGTAGATCCTGAAAAAGAAGTAGAAGATGTACCAACCGAAACTGGTGATGAAGAAACTTCGATAAATCCTGACGAAGAAATCCCAACTGATGACGAAACATCAACTGAAGATTCTGATGAAGAACCATCACTTGATGACATTGAAAACCCTGATGAACTGGAAGGTGAAGAAGGTGACGATGATGAATTGCTTGATATGACAGGAGCATCACCTGAAGAGGTGGCAAAAGTTTTCAAAGCAATGAAGCCAGAAGATGGTATCGTAGTTAAGAAAGAAGGCGAAAACATTTCATTAAATGTTGAGGAACCGGGAGAATACATTATTAAATTAGGCGAATTGGAAGAACAAACTGAGGGTGAAGTTACCGATTCAGACATCTATGAAATAACATTGGATGATGAAGAAGTTACTGACGAAGAAGAAACAACCACAGCCGAGTTTGATGAAGGTAAAGACGATCCTTACTCAAAAGGTGTAGGTAGCCCTTTAACCAAAGGTAGGACTGAAAAAGGTTTAAGTACCAGCAATCCAGCCGGAAAAGGTGGAAAACCTGCAACTGGTGATGGCGATCCTTTCGCTAAAAAAGATGGCGAAAATTTGACCAAAAACAGAACAGAAAAAGGTTTAAGCGCTAGTAATCCAGCTGGAAAAAGTGGAAAACCAGCAACCGCTGAAGGTGATCCTTTCGACAAAAGTAAAGGTGAACCAGTAACAAGCGGTGATTCAATCAGAAAAACCGTTGTTAAAGGTGAACAAACCGAAGCCGCAAGGACAAAGTTAAATCCTCACGGTGACAAAAACGAAGCTCAAGACAGACTTGGAATTAAAGGTAAGAAAGTTTACAAAGCTGGGTCAAGTTCTTTGAACGAAGAAGTTGAGACATTGAAGAAACAAAATGCCGAATACAAGAAAGCGTTAGTTCTATTCAAAGAAAAACTTAACGAAGTGGCTGTGTTTAATGCGAATCTGGCATATGCAACAAGATTGTTCACAGAACACACAACTACTAAACAAGAGAAAATGGATATTTTGAAGAGATTTGATTCAATTTCCACCATCACAGAAGCGAAAGCATTGTATGGTACAATAAAAACCGAATTAGATGGCAAGAAACCAGTAACGGAATCTGTCGCTGAAAAAATCACTTCAGCCCCTAAAACTTCATCATCAACAGAAATGTTGTCCGAAGCAAAGGCTTATGAGAATCCAGAATTCAAAAGAATAAAAGATTTGATGAAATACAAGGGATAATAAAAAATAAACAATAAAATAAAAACAATTTAAAAAATGGGAGCATTATTAGATTCAGGTATGGTTGGTAACATCGGCTTAAAACATTTGCGTGTTATCAAAGAAGATACCATCAAAAAGTGGGACGATTTAGGATTCCTAGAAGACCTAAAGGGCCACATGAAAGACAATATCGCTCAGTTATATGAAAACCAAGCTTCATATTTAATCAATGAAGCAGCTGTTTCTGACTCATCAGGGTCATTCGAAACTGTTGTGTTTCCTATAATTCGTAGGGTATTCTCGAAACTTTTGGCTAATGACATCGTGTCAGTTCAAGCCATGAATTTACCAATTGGTAAATTATTCTATTTCATTCCTAAGATTCAGGATAGAAATCCTGCTGATAACACACACTATCAACCTTATAAAATGCCGGGTAACACCGATGCACAAGATGTAGGTTATGGTGGAAGAAACCTTTATGACCGTTTCTACGAAACTGGTTACAACAATGATGGTAATTCAGATACCGGTCTTTGGGATTACTCAAAGGGTGCTTATACTGGACAAGTATTAAGCGGTTTCAGTATTGTTACTTTCAGTAATGGTACTATTACTGGTAACGCAGCCGTTACTGGTACATTATCAAGCGTTGTTGTAGCATTTAGTGGTTTCACTAAAGACGGACAAGGCAAACTTATTGGGCCTAATGGTTCAGTAATGGATACTGAAGAATTCTTAGCATCTGCAGAGATTATTCTTAGCGGTGTTTCAAGAAACTTCAATATCGTGACCCAAAAATACGGCAAGGCTATTGTTGAGTATGGTGGAAAAACCAGCACAGCATATCCGGGCGGTAAATATTATGACATTTGTGACGAAGAAGGAACAATCTATGTTAATGTTGATACAACAACATACGATCCTGCATCAGGTTTCACAAGTCTAACTTTCAATAGCACTCCAGCTACAGATTTCGAATTACATTTCAGAATTTACAAAGACATCGAATTTGAAGATCATATGGGTGAAGTATCATTCGACCTTCAATCAGTAACTGTCTCTGTAACTGAAAGAAAGTTGAGAGCAAGCTGGTCTCCTGAATTAGCACAGGATGTTAGCGCATTCCACAACATCGATGCTGAGGCCGAATTAACCGCTTTACTATCAGAGCAAATCGCTGCTGAAGTAGACCGTGAAATTCTTCGTGACCTTCGTAAAGGTGCTGCTTGGTATGCAAAATGGGATTACAATGAGTGGAGATATGGTAATGGCGGAAGCGCTTTTGCAGGTTACACACAAAAAGACTGGAACCAAACTTTGGTAACAAAGATTAACCAGTTATCAGCACAAATCCATAAAACAACCTTGAGGGGTGGAGCAAACTGGATTGTAGTTTCTTCAGAAGTTTCTGCAGTATTCGATGACCTTGAATATTTCCATGTAAGCAACGCTGCTCCTGAACAAGACCAATATAACATGGGTATCGAAAGAGTAGGTACACTTGCTGGTCGTTATCAGGTTTATCGTGACCCTTACTTCCCACCGAATAAGGTTCTTGTTGGACATAAAGGTAAATCATTGTTAGATGCTGGTTACATCTACGCACCTTATGTACCTCTACAACTTACACCAACCATGTATAACCCATTCAACATGACCCCTATCAAGGGTATCATGACCAGATACGCAAAGAAAATGGTAAACAACCGTTACTTTGGTGTTATCACAGTGAAGGGTATCCAAGTATTCGACTTGAACACATTGAGATAATATGTGTCAATCATACGGAAAAGGGGACGAGAAATCGTCCCTTTTTTTATGCTAATTTTTTTATCCGGATAATTTTAAGTATATTTCTAATATGGACGAAAAATTCAATAAGACAACATATATTAATTCTGGTAGTGAGTTCATTATTCAGATTGATATACGAAATCAAAAACACTTAACTGAAATTGGCCAACTTGTAATGAAAAAAGATGCAAGAGCATTACACCAATTTGCAAATGGTATGTTGTTTTATTTATCGAGACAAAAATTATCATAATGGAGTGGAAAGATTATTTTTTAGGAATTGCTGAACAGGTTAAATTAAAGTCAAAAGACAAATCAACCCAAATAGGTGCCGTTATCGTTGGTGAAGACAACGAAGTATTATCAGTAGGATATAACTCATTCCCGAGGGGATGTAAGGACGATTTAGATGAGCGTCAGGAACGACCAGAGAAGTATTTTTGGTTTGAACACGCTGAGCGTAATGCTATTTACAACGCCGCCCGGGTAGGAATACCATTAAAAGGTTCAACGATTTATCTATCAAGTCAGATACCTTGTATGGATTGTGCAAGAGCAATTATACAATCGGGGATTAAAAAGGTGTATTGTAAAGATTATAATACAACACAAAATAGAGAAAAATGGGAAGAACACTCGAAAAGGTCTAAAATATTATTTGATGAGTGTGGTGTAGAAGTCGTTTATTACGATACTATCGAGTCTGAATAGGGATATCTTTAACATCTGATATCCTTATATTTTTAAGGTTGGTTGTTCCTGTTGACAATTGGGTAAATACTCCGATTGAATTCAAATATTCGAAATAGTAATATAAGAATTGGGGAACAATCAACTCTTTTTTGTTACCTTAATACCAATATATTCTGGCGAATATTCTTTTGTTGGTTTTCCAACGGCCTTTTCCGTCCCTTTTCTTACAATCCAAAAATCACAATCAGGGCAGTTAGTTTTAAATTCGCAAACATCACCTATTCTCATCTTATTTTTCTGATACTATTTCAAACTTTATATCTTCCTTATAGAAGATTTCTTCGGTATGTGTTTTGCCTTTAATTTCAAGGTAATATTCGCGTGGAATTAAATAACTGGTATCCAACCAAAATGCGTTTTCATTTGTTCTATCTAATTGTGTCCAATCAAACACATTTACTTCGGTTTTACCTTCTTTAACATATATTCTATAATATGCTTCGCTAAGTAATACAGGTTTTTGTTGATTTATTGACCTGAATGTAACAACAATTTTCCTGATAGACCCCCTTTTTATTTGCTCATTTAACTTAACTCCAAAAAATTGTACAACATATCGTTCTAACTCGGTGGGGTTGGCTCCGATTGTTATTCCATCCGTATATGGAACAGGAATAAACTTTTGTGTAACATCGGATAATATTGTTCCATCAATCCACAAATTTTTCCATTTGTCAAAAAAGAATCTTTTCTTTGCACAAAGTGCCCCGCTTAATCCAAATGTTATTTTATAAATTCCTTTTCTCACTTTTTCGGCAACCAAATTCTCTAACCCAGCAATTACCGTACCTGAACTATCTAATATATCCACAAGAGGAAGATAATCCAAATCATAATAGTTTCCGTTTTTTGTAACATATAGATACAAATTGTTGTTCATTTCAGCGTAGAAATTTTCCCTACTATCTTCAATAACATCATCAAAAATTGTTTCTACATAAGGTTCAAAAAATGTTTGTGTATATTTGGTAAAGAAAGCAACAGATTGGTCGGTGACATTATCAAGCGCCATATATCCCGGTTCGAACGCAATTCCTAATCCATAATTGGTTGTTCCACCTGTAAGAATCCCATTAACATAGGATGTAATGTCTGCAGATAAATTTTCATCACCGTTATCAAAGTGTATTGTTGCTAGAATGTTTGTCGGTGTTATAACATAAATTCCTTCTTGTGCCCATTTATCTAATGTCGTTCTATATTCCCAGTTGGATGGTCTTTCGTCATATGTTTTATTATCCAATGTTGCGTCATATGTATAAACATAGTCAAATCCAACACCTTCGTCCCAATATTCGTTTATTTGAAACACTATTAAATCAAATGATGTTGCTCGGTCTCTTCCTTTTCCATTATTTGCCCCCAAAAATATTTCGTCGCCAAATATGGTATTAGTTAAGTGTAAAGTATGTGTTGTACCACTATTAAGTACATAGTCCCCGTTGTCTATTTTTGATTTAAGGGTGTCTAATTCAACCTGAAAGATGAATCTAGAAATACCTGAACCATAATAGATTTCTGTATTAGGGTTTTTAGCGGTATTTGTAGGTAATCCGCTACCTCCTTTTAGTCCGAGAATAGTGTTATTTTTACTGAAATATGAACGAAAATATGACATCTTTTTTTATTAATAAATATCCAGTAATCAGGATTAATGAATATTAGTTAATTCTGATAGATTGATTTACCAGCGACTGTTCCATCGTGTTAATCATTTGTTCAAGTTCTGCTTTTAACTGTTGTTCTGCAATAGGTAATGATACGATATTGTGTTTGTGTTCAGTTAGATACTTATACATTAAGGTTATAAGTCTAATTAGGGTTTCACCCCTAACCAATGCGTATGTATTTGGGTCAATATCCTTTAAATAATTATCTTGGGTATATTCATACTTATCCAACGCATTGAAGTCAATTGCTTTCTTTTCCCCTTTATTTGCCGCGGTTGATAATAGATAAATGTTATCAGATGTGGTTGCCGCAAATGTTTGTTCTGCCGCTTGATTTACCACTTTTACTTCCTTTACTTCGACAGGTGTAACTTTGACTGGGGGATCCTGTGATGTGGAAGAAAAATATAATCCCCAACGAGGGCCAGACTTTATTAATTTTACTGCGTTCAAAAAGTTCGATTTAGTTGTTTCTTCTGTTGCGTCTAATGGTCGAGCAACCCTAAAGGCGGTTGTTGGTCTGTAATAAAGTGGATGTATATCTTCTTTTGGGTATTTTGGATTAATTTCGTTCAATCCTTGTTTATGAATTGTTGTTAAAAACCCCCTTGCTTCTGAATATAATGCATTTATACTACTACCTGTGAATATTGCTGTAGGTGTTGTGGTTGTATCATCAACATTAATCAATTTAACTTCATCGGTTAATATGTTTGTTGTTTCATCAAATGAATCTGTGTCAAATTTTTGACCATATCCATTTCTTACTTTATATACATAAAATGTTAATTGAGTTGGGTTGGTTAAACTATCTAATTCATATTCTATGACATAATTGACTTTAGATACGGTTAGTTTTCTTTCTTCTCTTGTATTAGTAACAAGTTCCATCATTTTTGGGAACTTTTTTAGACTAATTTTTGATACTTTATCCGAAAGTAATGGTATGTCCTGTAATTGTTGTCTTTGTTGTTTATTTTCAACTCTTTTTGACATAAGTTTTCCGCCCCTGATTACTACGCCATTTTCGGTAAAAATGACATCAGAACCATAATTTCCAGATAACCCATTATCAGTTAATTTAGGTAATGTACCCGGGGATTTTTTATTAACATATTCCCCCGTTACACTATCCCTAACAGCGGGTCTTTTCTTAACAATAACGCCACCATATGTGGTATATTTGTGTTGGGTGGTAAAGGTTTCACTACCGAAGTCGTGCGGGGAGGCATAAGGGCCGGCAATATATTCAACATTTTGGGTATCCTTATCTGTGTCGTATTTTATAATCTTTATAGATTGTCGAAGTTGTGGAATAACATTGATGTGTGGTGGCAAAAACGGCGTAGCAATGAATTGGTCGTTTTCATCCCAATCCTCATACTCCATAGAGTGTTCAATTTCACTTTTAAATTGTCCATATGGTCTGTATCGGATTCTTCCAATTCCTTGCGGGTCATTATTATTAAGGCAAACGCCAACATCAATTATTTTCATTATTTTACTCTATTTCCAAGTTCTTTATTTATCGATTTGTAATACTCTTCAACAGCTTCCAAATGGTGTGTTAGGTCAATTATCAGTTTTTTTGTGTTATCAAATTCAGTTAAAAGCAAATCGCGGGCTTCAATTAAGTCCTTATTCGATTTATTCTTTGCGTCCTTTGCAATTTCGATGATTTTATCTTTATCCATATTAAAATAGTTTTCCAACTCCAGTAACTAACGGGCTTATTACCGCTCCGCCCGGGCCTGAAGGTATAACAGTAGACTTCATTGATATTTTAACATATGAATTTGTGTCTATTTCTTCCGAATTCCCATCAATTATACTCTTTACCAATGCGTGCGTTTGGTTTGTTTCACCATATATAGGCTCCATATCGATTCCAGCGGCGGTTAATCTTTCTGTAATATTCATATATGCCCTATCTGTACTATATCCCGGTAATTGGTCAGATAGGGATAGTAATACCCCGGGTATTGGTAATTTGGTCTTCGATGATATTGCGTTCTGTATGACCGACAATATTGATTCGAATATCGCGTCACAACTAAAAACCATATTACCGTTTAATGCATCTGTTAATAAAGATAAAAGAGAAGTTAAAATCGCCTTGTATCTTTTTAATTTATTCATCAAAATTGTCTTTGCGGTTTCAAGTAAAAAGTTTAATAAGTCCCTTTTTATGAATGTCCAAAGACTTTGAATGAATTTCCAGAATAAATTCTTTATTATTTCATAAAATAGGTTCTTTAATTCCTTCAAAATTTCACCTGCTGTCAAATTCATTCCTTTTATTGACTTATATACCGCAACAATTGGGAAGAATATTTTAGGTGAAATGATGCCAGCAACTAATGCTTTCGCCGCGTTCAATATATATTGTAAATTTAGGGATATTTCGAGGTCATTTATCGAAAATCTTTCCCCGGAATCTTCCGATGCTTCGGCCGCAATGGTATTTAAGGTGTCTGTAATTGTATCTTCCCTGTTATTTTTCTTGTAAAAATACACGAAATCTTCTATATGTGATTTATCGATTGGAATTTCATAGTTATCGCAGTCTTTGAACTTCAAAACTCGTCTGTGCCTTGCGTCTTCATCGTCTAAATCAATACCTTCGGTACTTTCAAAGTCAAAATACCATTCGAGGTCAATATCATCTTCTGCAATTTGGTTTGCTGCGTTCTGATTTAGTGGTTTATCTGTTTGTTTTTGACCACAAATTGAGAATAATTTATCCAGTAATCGATTTAACCAGTCCATTTTAATGACATACGACTCGGGTTCTGTTCCGTCACCTTGAATACACATCAACATTGCCTGTTTTAAGACATTTTCGGTGTCTACTTGCTCGATTCTATTGTAATATTCACCGATAAAATTAGATACAGTAAGTCCTGTCGCTCCTGTTAATCCAGAAATAATGAATTTTTGTGATGTGTCGTCCCAATTCATAGTAAAAAGGTCGTCGCCAGCGTTATTTGTAAATGTATAACCCAATGGATTATCAAACGCCGCGTAAAATTCCTTATTCATTTTAACAAAACCCTTTTCGACATCATCTTCATACATAATTGAACCCGTGGTTGATGTTGGGTCGATTTTTAACATATCAAGAAAGTCAAATTCTTTGGGTGAAATTGTTAAAGTATTGGTTGGCATTGCATTATTTGACCCGCAAACACCTTCGCCAGCAAATAATTTGTTTTGGACAGCATCTAATACGATTTGTTTACCAGATTTAAGCGTCATGGATGCTGAATCCTTTGTATATCGAATTAATTTTTTCTGTACGAGTGGTTTATCTTTTGAATTTTTGTCTGTTCCTAAAAAACCTTCAACGGTTGATATCAAATCTTTAAGAACATTACTTACTTCTGTTTTTTTGGCTTTCTTTTTATCGTTAAAATCGCCAATTTTTCTTTTGATTACCCCTTTTTCTGATGGCAAATCCTTTTTAATAAGATTATAAGCACTATCAACAGATTTTGTAGGACTGCTTTTTATCTGTTTGATTGTTTCAATCTTTGATAAAATTTTGGATTGGGTTTTATTCGATTTTGCCATTATTTTGTTTCGTATGTTTCTCCTTTGTCTTTATCTTTGTCAATGTCATCTACCAATTTCTGTAACAAAATCTTGTCATCTTCGGATAATGCCATTTTCGAGAATCCTTCTTTGCCTGTACCACCAGCTTGTTTCAATAATGCACCTTGTAATTTCACCAATGATATTTTTTTCTCGGTGCAGTCGTTCAAAATCTTTTGTTGGTCTTTGATAACAGGGCCAATAATACTCATATCTTCTGATTCTTTCATAAAAGATAACATCTTTTTGGTAATTAAAGATGCGGTATTTTTTTGCTCTACAATATCGTTATAGATTTCTTGCATTAATGCTAATGCAGAATCAACATCCAACGATAATAAGTTTACTTTCTGTCTCATATACATAAATACTATTTTATGAGTTTAGACTGCTAAAAAGTGTGTCGTTATATATTTTTGTGAATTTTTTCATTGACGACCTGATTTCTTTTGTACTTAATGATGTCATTTCTCGTAAGGATAATAATATCAGATTCTTGTTAAATTTGTTTCCTTGTCCAATTTGGAATATTTGTTCGAAATTGTCAAAAATTTCCAGTAATGCATACCCTAATTTTTTTTCGTTTTCGTTTAATTCCGTGGTCGTCATAAAATCCTCGAGATTCGCGGATAATTTGGTGATAATTAGTTTGTAATCTACTTGTGATTCGTCAATGATGTAGGTAAAATTAGGATCGTTTTCCAGTTCCGAAGAAATATCTTCATATGATACCGATCTATTTGTATCTTTATTATCCTTCTGGATTGCACCCATCAGATAATTCTTACAAATCGTACCAAAGTAAGAATATGCTTTATGATTTTGTAGCGGATCGAATTTTGCCGTTTTTGTAAGTAAAAATGACATTGTATCCGCGTGCTGGTCATCAAATGTGAATCCTTTTCTGTAAAGTTTATAACGGCGGATAATACTTTCGACCATTATAATTAGGGGCTCTCTTAAATATTCATTGAATATCTTGTTTCTTTCTATTTCGGATTCGGATTCTAAAAATCGTATTACCGCTTTTTCTTGAGCATCCCCAAAATATTCTTTTTGGGTTCTCTTTCTCGGCATTAATTTTCTACATAAATAATGTCTCGTTTATTTTTGAAGAAAAATTCTTTCTTCGCTGTTTCTAACCAAAATTTTACTTCGGCTTCAGTCATTTTAATCGATTCATCGTTTTTGTATGCCCAAAATAGCGAATTTTCGCGAAAATTAACATGTTCGTACCCAATTTTAGGTACAACCATTATACCAAGTCCATTATGTGTTATCCTTAATAAAAATTCATATGTAAATGTCAATTTTATGTTTTCTTTAAGTTTTCCAATGTCTTTTATTTTCTGTGTTCGGTATAAACCACCGCTGGTTTGGTAATTTTGGTATTCCAATAGTACCTCATTATCGATAATACCCTGTTTTTCCGTAAAACCGTAAGCCCAGGCGGACTCATTTGTAAAAGACAGGAATGTGCCTTGGTCATTAATATCTCTCACCACAGGTAAGAAAACATCGATTTCCTTGTACTCACTTAAATACTCGTTCATTGATTTTAACCAGATTTTTTTGTAAACATCGTCAATTTCCATAATCGAAAACCATTCTGTGTCGCAATTATCAATACCTAAATTGATTTGTGCAACAAATCCTGTGTCTTCGGTTTTGTTTTCAAGTAGTTTTACCTCAAGTTTCTGGCCAAAGTCAAAATTTTCAAGTTCTTTCTTAACATCCGGGGGACAAATGATGGTTAATTTGATGTCATTATAGAAATCCTCAATAGATGTTAATGCGTTTGGTAGCATTGTTGCTTCGTCTTCACCTAATTTGTGAATCGGTAGTAAAATGGTTATATTTTTCATTCTTTTTCTTCTGCTTTAATTTTTTCAATAGTTGATTTTATTATATCAATTCTACCCGCGAATAGGGATCCGAAAATGGCAACTGTATTTTGGGTATGAATTTCTTTTGTGTAAGGTAAAACGGTTTGTCTCATTTTTTCTTTGATTGCGTCCGTTAATTCTACACCTTCTAACCAAGAATAGATGTATGTCGCTAAAATGGTTACAATTTTGTTTGAATCGTCAGTCCACATACCATTATCTGCCATCCAATCAGGTTGCGTTGCCGGTATTTTACCAATTACGGGGACATTACATTTCATAGATTCAAGTGGGAATGTTCCGAATGTAGATTCATCATCAACCCAAACAGAAACCATACATTCTTTCAATGAATCTGCAAACTCGTCATAAGTCATTTGAACCATATCTTTAAATGTAATCCATCTTAATTGGGGATATTTTAAATAAAACTCAGAAATAATTTTTCTTTGTTGATTTCTATCCCTGCAACTGATTGCAATAATTGGTTTTTGTGGTTTTTCAATCGGTTTAAAATTATCACCGATATATGGTGGAATTAAATAGACAAGTGATTCGGGGAAATACTCATTGATATATTTCTTTGCGGCTTCGGTGGTTGTAATGGCTTTGTCAAATCCAAAGTCTTTCCATCTACTACCAATTGATAATGTTTCAAAGATATATTCTTTTTGTTGGATTAACATTACCTTTACTGCTTTGATACTTGCCAATTGCGGTAATACATTTGAATAATATTCCGGAACAACAATAATGTCGTCCATATAGATTTCAACCTTGTCTTCTTTTATTCGCACAATGGGAATATCTTTGTATGTATCCCCTAACCAAGATTCAACACCTGTATATGCCTTTTCTTCTACAAGTATCTTGGCGTTGTATCCGTTTTCCTTTAACGCCAACGCCATATCGTAAATATTTTTTACTGACGCTCTTGGGTTATTTTTTGTGTCATAAGTTAGAAAGTACACCGTACTTTCCTTGTTTTCAATCCTTAATTGTAAGGCTTCTAATGCTTCAATATTATTCATCTGTCTCGTCTTCTATTATAATGTTATTTTTTAGTAGTGTGTTAAATGCGAACCTAAAAGATACAGATATGTTATTTTGAATCATTGCTTCAATACTGTCACCTTCTTGGTCGTATTCATTTAGTAATCGTTCTATGCAGAGTTTTAGCAACTCATATTTGAAAATATTTATTTCAAATGTTTCGTTTCCTTCATCGTCTTTGATTTTCGAACCCGTTTTGCAGGCTTCAGTAATCGCGTCAAGGTCGATGAAATAGTATTTTCCGAAGATTTCAACCATTTTGTTTCTATTTGTGTTAAATTGTTTATTTGTAATTCACATGTCATATATTCATTGTAAATTGTATTAAATTTAACAACTTTTTTATTAATAGGACATGTATGAATGATTTTTTTATTATCTGTTATCCATAAATCACAATTTTCCCATTCTTTTTTTAAGTTTTCAGTTGTTATAAACTTAATATTGTTGCCCAAAAAATTATTTTTGGATAGAAAAAACAAAGATGCTGGCCTAGCTTTACCTTTTTCATCAAATCCCACAATAGTAAAATTGATATCTGTATTATCAAATATCAATTTATTTAAATCGTTAAAAACTGCTGGGTAACTTGGTTTGGCGTGTCCAAAAATTTCTAATGGATACTCAATGAAAAGAAAATTTTCATATTCTTCCGTGGATTGGAACGCAAAGTGTTTCAGTAAATTGTTATTAGATATCGGCGTAGTTACGCCATATGCAAATGACTCATCAACTTCTGTATCAGACTCTAAATAGTAGTCATTATAGTGATACTCAAATTTTTCTATGGTGTTTCTTAATACACCGTCAAGACTAATATATACATTCATAGTCTAAATATAATATTAAAAATATTATAAGTAAACTTTAATCGTATTTTTCTAAAATTTCTGTTATAATTGGATTTCTTACAATATCGCACATATGAAACTCAAAAACGCCAATACTATTTACATCTTTTAATCTTTCCTTAGCATCATATAATCCAGATTTTGTTTTATCTTTATATTTGTCGGACTGTTCCAAATCCCCCGAAATAAAAAACTTACTATTATATCCAATACGAGTTAATAATAGTTTCATTTGAGTTGGCGTGGCATTTTGTGCCTCTTCAAATATAAGAATTGTGTTATCCACATTCCACCCGCGCATATACGCAAGGGCACAGATTTCAACGAAACCTTCTTCTTTTAAGATTTCCCTTGCTTCTTTGCCAATAATTTTATTTAGTAGATAGTATGATGGATAGATATAGGGGTCAAGTTTTTCTTGTAAATCACCGGGTAATGCCCCTAAATTTTCGCCCGCTTCGACTGCGGGTCTTACAATAATTATTTTTTCGTATTTGTTGTCTTCTTCATAAAGTAAATCAACCGCTTTCTTCATTGCGATGAATGATTTACCAACCCCCGCTGGCCCAAAACATAGTGTGATTTGATTATCACCTAGGACATTCCAATATTCTTTTTGTGATTTTGTTAAAAACTTGTCTTTGGGTTTTTTTATGATTTCTCTTATTCGTTGTTTACTCGGTGCTTTTTGTTTTTCTTCTAATTTAAGTTTGGTCTTTAACAAAGTGTTGAGGATTTAAAACAGTTTATTTGTTAATTATAAATATCAGTTAAACCCCCGTATGCCCGAATCCTCCGTCATTTCTTTCTGTAATGGATAGCTCCTGTGCCTCAACTAATTCAATGGTTGGGAAGGGTAATATAATCAATTGACCGATACGATCCCCAACTTTATATTTGAACGAATCTAACCCATTTGACTTATTAAATGTCAAAATTATTTCACCCCTATAACCACTATCAATTACCCCAACACAATTTGATAATGATAATTCATACTTACGAACAGAACTTCTTGGAAATACTAACCCAACATATCCTCTTGGTATTTCAATTGCAATGCCTGTACCATATTCGGCTTGGAATGTGGTGTTTGATATGATGTCGGTTGCAGTTAAATCCAAACCAGCATCCCCGTCTTTTGAATATGACGGGGTAACTGCGTTTGGTTTAAGTTTTTTGAATCTTACTTTCATCAAAATCGGGGATTCCACCGATTTCTTCATATCAAATTCAATATCCTTACCAAGTGCCGATAGAACTTTATTTAATTCTTCGACAAATTGGGTTGTCATTTCAGGATTTGAATCATCCGTTGGATTTATTTGCTTATCGAGTTCTTGTAGTTTTTTTAAATAGTTCTCAATGTCCTGTTTTTCCATTTTTTTCCTCCATCAGGGCCAATTCATACCCCATTTTCATTATTCGGAATAGTGTTTTAGATCCACTTTTCACAAACCTTTCATTAGGTTCTTTATCAAAATTAAGTATGGCCTGATATTCTTCTTCAGATAATTGAACGCCATATTTTGTCGCATAATAAATAGAGCGCTCACCAACATTCATAATGACAAGTTCATCGTCTCTATAGGCGTACATTTTACCTTTTTTGCGGGTATACTCATCTTCATTCAACTTGAATAGAAATGTTTTTCCTATCTCGCTAAGAAAGGCGGTTCTTACTATGGTTTTTTTATCGACCTGTAAAGATGGTGGTAATATGTTGTTGATATTAATAGCATATTTACACATTCTTAACAAATGGTCTAATAACCCGCCCGGATACGCACCAAACATATCAAGTGACGGGGATGCAGGAGCAAGGAAAAAATCTTCACCAAGAAACTCTGAAAGTTCCTTAGTGAAGATATTGTATTCCTTATTTTTTTCCTCGAATATCTGCTTGTGCTTTTCTATTCTTTCTTCGGAAATCATTTGGTTTACTTTTTAAAGGTTTCTTGTTTTACTATTTCTGTATGTGATGTTTGTCCCTTATTACTTACAAGAAAATCATATACTTTGTTTGCTTCTTCTTCATTTTCGGTGTACGCTATTGTGTTTATACATCGTTCTTGTCCGTCGCTGTGTACATCATAAACTTGCACATAATAATTTGTTTCCTGCTTATAAACTCCTTTTTGTGGATAAGTTGTATTTGCATCATACCTAAGTGCAATAGTTGTGACTTTACTTAACTTAACCACGGTGCTTACAACAGTGGTGGTTGTACCACTTTTTGATGGAAAGGGCCACATATTACTTGGTATAGTATTTCGGTGTATTAGCGTGGTCGATAATACATTCAATAGGCATTTGCGCTATTGATAGAATCTCACTTGCTCTTGAATCTTCTTTAAGATACTTAGCGGCGAGGATGGTTACTTCTTCTACGGATTCTGCTTCGAAAATGTACTTGGTCTTTTGAAGTCTGGGATTTCCGTCCCTGTCTAAATTTTCGGTTTCATAACCGATGGTTACTAGATAATACATAAATTCTACTCGTTTGTCTGGCATTTGTTAATAATGATTAATGTTTATTGTCAAATGAAAATATAACCCAAAAAAACGACAATACCAAATTTTGTATTATTTTTTTACAATAGACTTGAAGAATTCCGCCCTGTCATTGTTCACTTTGGTCAATGAATACTTGTCTTTAACTGTTTCATAAAGCTTATTACCCAAATCTTCTATCATACTTGGATTATCAAGTAATCGCTTCATATGTTGAAACCATTGTTTGTGGTTTTTACTTTGTGAAACCAGCAAAGCATTTCCATTGGGATTATATTTTCCTCCGAATTCGACCGCATTTACAAGGTCAATTAAATATGGATTTGATTCACTGGCGATTAACGCTTTTTTATGGAAACCGGCTTCAATTACTTTCAGTTGTGATTTGTTATTATTAAATGTATGGTCAACAATTGGGGCCAAGGATACATCAAAATAATTGTAATTGGTTGCGTATTTGGTGATGTCTTTAGTCCAACGCCTTCTATATGGCATATTTGCGTCATCATAGTCGGCTTCTTTATACATCTTTAAAAAACTAGCATAATATGATGGTAGAACGCTGTAGTTTTTCGTAAACATTTCTTCATATTTAGTCCAAACCGTTTCTTCTGGTTTGATTGGTCTTTTTGTTACTTTACCTGTATTCTTATCGATTTCATTTACTTCTCCTCGTAAGTCAAATCCGCAAAGAACAAGTTGTATTCTATCTTTTCCATAATCGTGTATTGACGCTAACCCATCACGCATTAGTTCAATATCATGTAAGTGGGATGAACCGCCTAACCATCCGAATCTTATCTTATCCGATTTAATTGGGTCAGGTATAAATTGTGGTTCTGTTTCATCGACAGCGTTTGGGAAGACCACAACATTTTTTGTTCCGAGTTTTTTAATTATATTATCCCTAAAAATTGGGGTTGTCGTTGAAATATAAGATGCAAGTTGTAATAAAGCAATTTTTTGTTTATGGACTTCACTTTTTATAATATGAAGGTACATCGGATGTCTCATATCAGGCGTCCAATAGTCGTCAATATCAACTATAACGATTTTTCCGTGCGCTTTTAACCATTGAATTCTTTCAAGATTTCTTTGAAATGAAACGGTGTTATGAATGAAACTATGAAGAACCACCACATCGTAGTTTTCAAAAAATTTATCATCATCTGGAATATTTGTTTGAATATCAATATGAAAATCGTCTCCGTGATGCTCTTGTAAATGTGAATATGGATTAGTAATCCTGAATTTACCCACGCCATATTGGTCGGGTGGGATGGCTAAAATGTGTATTTTTGACATAATTTAATGTTTATACCAAAAATATAATTAAAAAAAACCAGAAAACAAATCCTAATTAGAATTACTTTGCTGGTCTAGCGCCAGTAAGTTTTCCTTTGAATATAGTATCACCAACCTTTAATACGAGATTTTCATTAATAGTTGATGTCGTTTGGGCGGTTAAAATTTGGTTTAATTTTTCGTCCATAACTTTTCTTACAATGTTTTCAATAATGGGTGTAAGCAATGTTGCCAGTTCATTGATGTTTCCAATACCTGATGATGTGGGTTTTTGTGCCGGTCTTTGTGGTTGTCTACTTGTTGGCTTGGTTGATACACCATCGGCTTCCATTAACTGTCTGGTCTTTTTAACAAAGTCCATATCTAATGTATCGTTAAGGGATATTTGTGCAATTGGGTTTTCAATCATTGCTCTTTTAATGGATTCGGGTAACTTGGAATTATTAATTCTATCAACATCCATATTTCCTGAATTTACTGGTATAGTATTAATTACTGGTTCTGGATTTTCATTTAACATCCTATCGGCTAACTCATAATCTGTTGTATCGTCACTTATGATTGCCGCTTCATCAATATTTCCAGTTACATAGTCGCCACTTTCGACTTTATTCATTACTTTCTTTGCCCCTGCTAATCGTTGCATTAGCTCATTTTGTGTTATCGGGCCATTTTTTAGTGCCATATTGTAAATATATTTTTTGTTTATGAAATAATCAAGCGTTTAAATCTTTTTTCAATTTCTGCTATCATATTTTCATCTGTGTCAGAAACACTTATACCATTTTTTGATAAAAGAGCGTCAAGTTCGTTCTTACTTGTAATTTCAAATCTTTTTCTTGTTCCTTCCCCCGGACGCACATTACCTGTAACCATTTTTTGATAATTTTTCCATTCGTCTTCCTTTTTTCTACGCAAATTATCCAATGCTTGTGTGTAGTCCTGTGTCGAAATAATTTTCTGACCATTAACTTCTCTTGCTTTCGGCCTTAATTCATTAAATACAATCGTATCAAGCCTGTGTCTACTTAAATCTGGACTTGTTGGAACTTCTGGTTCTGTTGGTACAGGAACTTCGGCTTCTGGCGGTTGTGGCGCTGGCTCTGGTCTTGGTTCTGGTTTTCTTGGTTGTGGTGGCGGCGGTTGAACAGGTTTCTTTGCATATTTTTTATAATCTTCAAACCAATATGGTGAATATATATCCACGCGGCTCAATGATTTCATTGCATTTGGTGCTTTACCTCGTTCATATCCCGGTAAATCTGATAATTTAAATGAATCCGCAGTTAAACCAGATGGGTCAACACTTTCAATTCTATCAACCCTAAACATTTTCCATCCCGGGATTCCTTTTTTTGAAACACCTTTAAAGACATATGCCCAAATAACAGAATTACCGCTTTTGGCATTTATACCCATAACAACAGGTTCAATATCGAATCTTGGGCCAGACAGGACTTCGCCCGGAGGGCCAGAATATTGAATAGATATTGGTTTTCTATCAATTATGGCTTGTCTTAAAGTCGATATTTTACTATCTTGTTCTAATAAGACTGTCTCTATTATGTGGTGTATATTATACATTAAAAATCTGGATATCTTTTGTTATCGTTATATGTGTTTCTACCGATTAAATCAACTCTTTCGGTAATATCTGTTTTTGTTCCAATAGTTCCTGCAGTGCCTTCGCCTCTACCCTTATCGTCACCATCGGATACCGCATTTGGATTTTGAGCATCATAATGGAATTGTTGGTTATAAATATTCTTTGCCATTAATGCAATTCTTTCATTAATATCGGTTTTCGACCCTATACTATTATTAAATTCACCCTTTCCTCTTTCATCACCATTTGACAATGCGTTTGGATTTTGTGCATCATAATGAAAAAACTCGTTGTAAATATTTTTTGCCAGTAAAGCAATTCTTTCATTAATGTCAGTTCTTGAACCAATACTATGATTTAATTCGCCTTTACCTTTTTCGTCCCCATCGGATAATGCGTTTTTATTTTGCGCATCGTAATGGAAATTTTGGTTATATATGTTTTTTGCAAGTAATTTAATTCTTTCTTGAATATCGGTTTTTGAACCGATGCTCAATCCTTGTTCACCCTTACCTTTTTCATCACCATCAGAAATTGCGTTCGGATTAGTTACTCCATATTGAAAATAATCATTATATATGTTCTTTGCAATTAATGCTATTCTTTCTTGAATATCAATACTTGACCCAACACTACCTTCGTCTGTTGCTTGTCCTTTTCCTCGTACATCACCATCAGAAATGGCATTAGGGTTAGTTACCCCATATTGAAACGATGGCCCGTATAGGTTTTTGACGGTGTTATCAGTTCTTGTTTGAATATCAGTAAGTGAACCTATTGTTCCTGTATCACCTTCACCTTTACCCTTTTCATCGCCATCAGAAATGGCGTTTTTGTTACTTGCACTATACTCATCTTTATAATTGTATGAGTTCTTCGATAGAAGCGCCAATCGTTGTTGTTCAGCAACCACATCTAATTCTCGGTTTACACCATAATTTTCAGGATCCATATTATAACATTAATTCTTTAATTCGTTTTATTTCCTCAAATAATTTACCCGGTTTAACTAATGATGTATAATTTGTTGAGTTACTTACTAATGCGTTAGGTGGGGTTATAAAATTATCTTTTTTACTGTGTGTACGATTATGTGCATTTCTTCTACCCGTCATACCACCCATACTATCAGCATTTTCTTTTGATTTCTTATTTTGTTGAATAAAGTCCCTATCATTTCTCAATATTGTCCATCCCCAAGTTTCAAAAGGTTTTCCACCCGCTAAATTATACTTTCCCATTTCACCTTTCTTGGTAAAATTTTTCATATCGTGAAGAATTCTTTTTAATTGATTATAGTTTACAGTTCCGTCAAGCAAATTCTTTGCCCTCTTTGTTCCATCTATATCTTCAGGATACCTATCAACATTATCCTTTATAACAGTTAAAACAAGCGGTGGAATTGTATATACTTTATCTTTTAAATCTTTATTCATTATCCTTCAAATAGTTTAGTAATTGTTTTGGTGAAACTCCGTTATCTTTTAATGTCTGTTTTAAGACATCAATTTGTTTTTTAATAATTGGATTTAGTGGTTTTGGCTCAGCATCGTCTTTTTCAACCACATCGTTTTCTTTTGTCTTTTTAGGTATTATACTTTCCAAATAATCTTCAACAAATTGCTTTGGATTCTCAATTAATCTTATTTTACCGTTGGGATAATCGGATTCATATCCCATTTGTTTTAGTCTTTCTTCAGTTTCATCTTCCGGAATACCTAATTCGTCCTCGAAATATTGCTTTGCTTGGTCATAATCTGCATCTTGTTCCATTGTTTCTTCATATCCCAAGGCCCCACTCATATCTGCCTCGCCCATTTCAATACTTTTATCTTCTTCACCGAAATATCTCATCATTCTTGCCGCGTTTCCTGCGCCATCAAGACCTGCACCACCCATTTGACCAGCGGTTGCCCTTGCAAATTCATCTGTTGTTTTTGCTGTTGTTACCCCCTTTTTAGCAAAGTCGGTTGGTTTATCACCTTTTGCGATGTTACCGTCCTCATCTACAATTTCGTCCATTTGAACTTCTTCTTCTGCTCTTTCTGGAAGTTTACTAAAATCTGTGTCATCGGCAAATTCTTTTGCCCATTTTCTCCATTTCTTAGATTTTTTACCCCTTGCAAAGAATAATCGTTGTTGCGCTTTTGAAGCGAATTTTTCTTCGATTACTTGTTTTATAAATTCGTCCATTATTTCGATTTTTATATAAATATCAAATAATTGAGAAGATATTTATAAACTGTATGGTTCAGTTTGATTTTATAAAAGATGACAAATATCAAAATATCGATTTCGTTTTAGTTGACAATGAAAAAATTGATATTACGCTATGTTATTATTTTGATTTTATATTAGATGACGATATCATTAAAATTGTTGTTGATAACTTTCAAGATATTGATTTTGTGTTAGATTTAACATTAAGTGGGTATGATGATTCGCCAGAATATTATGATATAATTGATTGCCGACCATTTATAACCACAGAAGATGTGTGTGATATAATTACAGAAGATGGTTGTTTTTTAACCTATAAATAAAAACTATTTATATATTATATGGATTGCCGAAAAAAAATTAGTGAACTCCCATTAAAATCAACGCCAAGTTTGAGCGGTGTAACCGCATTTGTTGAAAATGGGGTAACATATAAAATAACTCTACAGTCATTTAAAGAAGAAATTAGCGGAACTTCTGGAACATCGGGAATGTCTGGCTCGTCTGGAAGTTCAGGAACATCGGGAATGTCTGGTTCAAATGGTAGTTCTGGCTCAAATGGTAGTTCTGGCTCATCTGGAAGTTCTGGAACATCGGGAATATCTGGTTCATATGGTAGCTCGGGAACATCTGGCTCGTCTGGAAGTTCAGGGACATCAGGTGAATCGGGCTCAAATGGTAGTTCAGGGACATCTGGCTCATCTGGTAGTTCAGGGACATCTGGCTCATCTGGTAGTTCGGGGACATCTGGCTCGTCTGGAAGTTCGGGTACATCTGGAAGTTCTGGAACATCAGGAAGTTCGGGGACATCTGGCTCGTCTGGAAGTTCAGGGACATCTGGCTCGTCTGGAAGCTCTGGTGTAACGACCCCTGTTAATGATGATATTGCTTTTGAATTTCGTGATTTAACGGCCGGTACTGCCCAAACATATATACTTGATATTAAGTCATCGTATTCATCAACAGTGCAGTCTGCGGTGTTGCAAAGTGATGGTACATTAACGGGTGTAACAATCCAAATTAATAGTGTTGATATTGGTAGTTTAAACAATTTAACGGTTACAACAAATATTCTTGATGTAAGTGCAACAAGTGGTAATACAATGTCTATTGGCGATCAATTAGCATTAAAAACAACAACAGGATATACTGGTACACCGACATTGATAAGAGGTAAGGTTAGAATTTTAAGATAATGAGAATATTATTTACCTATTGCCAGTTTTGTTCATACCATACTGGATTTGATTATTATAGTAACAACACTGTTAGTGTATTAAGCGTTGGTAATTTAATTGCAACTGGCGCAACATTGGATGCTTATGTGATTGATTGGTATTTAAATGATGTTGTGACAGGATTTCAATTTACAACAGGAAAAGGAACTGATCCTGACATTACATACTCCCATCCATTTACAGGAACAACTGGTTCAATTCCAGTTGAAGATGGTGTATGGATTCCAGTTATTCGTTATATTGTCGTTGATGGTATTAAAATTTATTCTAAACATCGGCCATGGGAGGATTATTGTGAAATACCTACCATTAGTGTTCAACCATATTTATGTGATAATGGAAATAGCGGTACAACATATTCACACACACTTAGTTTCGTTAATACATTACAACAATCTCAGTATTCATCGAGGTCAATACGATTTTATTTAAATGACGATGCTAGCACGAAATACTTTGGCGTCAGTTTTTATGGTTATGATATTGCTGATAGGCTTAGAGTTTACTATTGTACATCATTAGATTCTACTGGCGTTTTATTAGAGGATATTGCTATCGGTATTGATACTGTGACTTCATATTATTTATCGGAGCCTAGAAGATTTCGACCGCTTTCCCCTGTAAATCCATATAGATTTGTTGTTAATTTAACTGGTTTTACATATACATTAGGGGATTACTTAAAATTTGATATATCACCAAGTTATATGTCACCTAGTAATCTGAATACCAATTGGAGAATTGATTTAAAATGCTTATCTGCCGCTGATGGTGAATTTACATGTCTTGCGCCTACGGCAGCTATGCAAACAATTAATCCAGATACGGTTGCTATGACTTGGTATAGTGGCGCAACAAATTGTCGATATGATATAACATTTAAATTAAATGATATAATACCTGTATATGTTAATACCGATGCTTGGAAATATATGAATATAAATCTAATGGCCGAGTCATCCAATATAGTTAGTACAATGACAGACGATAATGGTGGAATTAGATTGACAAAATATAGCGGTGCAAATGCTACATATGTTACTACAGTCGTTGGTACTTGTATAAATTTAAACGGAGCAGTTACATTAACTAAAACAAGTAATCAGATGGTAATATCTTGTACAAATAATACTGATTATTTAAAATATAAAACCGATTATAATACAACTACGGGTACAACAAAATGGCAAAGTCAAGTTAATGATCCAACAAATATAAATTATTATATGTGGTGGCAACTTTCATTTAGAGTTGCCACATCTTGTGGTGATGCATATACGGATAACACATATCGAATTAATAAATATTCGACATTTACATTTGATGATATTAATAATACTATAACAATAGATTTGGTAGATGCCAATACAGGTGATGTTGCATATGTAAGTGGGGATTGTGATAACACAACATCAACACTTATAACAAGTTGGACAACAATACATTCTACATATACCTTAGCAAATTTTACTAAAACGACAAATGTAAAATATTATAGTACTGGCGCTCTTGCTGGTGTATATGCTAACCAATTTACAACTAATGTAACTAATACAACTGGTGGATTATATCTTTATTTGGACGCTGCAGTACACGATAGTATTAATACAAATCTTTGTGATTTTACTGCGCCGTGGTGTTTGGTATCTGGAAATGCTCCACAATATAGGTTTTATAAATATAATGTTCGAGGAGTAATATCACCAACAAATGCTGTTGACCCGACACAAAATTTTGAATTATATAATCGTTTGAATAGTTCTGGATGTACCATTACACCCGCCATTAATGAAATATTAATCTATAAAATCCTTAATGGCGTTCGAATATTAGATTGGGTAGCAGGGACATACAATACAGGGGATAGGGTTATTAATGTCGGTAAAGCGTGGGAGTCGTTGGTTGATAGTAATGTGACAGAGCCAACGGTAACAAACGCTTACTGGACTAAAATTAGTACATATTAAAAATAGAATTATCAAACAAAAGATATTTATACAATTATGGCAGCAGAACCGATTTTTTATTTTGAAGACATAACTAACCCAACGGAGTTTATTATTGATACGAGATATTCTTATCTTGATAGTGATTTTTTTATCAGACCACGAACTGAAAAAGGATGGACTCTTGATTTCATATTTAATATGAGTGGTCAGACTATGACAACTGGTAATACATTTTATTATTGGGGGATAAAAGATGAGTTTGATCCTACAAATTATGTTGATAATAATGTTTCTTTTGATTTTACATATGATGGTAGAATTCGTTGGAGAAAAAGTAGTTATGTAGATTGTGCAGGTGAGCCAACTATCACAGAAAAATCGGGTAAAACACCGATATTATGTAGTGGCGGAACATCATCTGACTTTAATGTTACAATCGTATTCGATAGAAATCTAAAATTTGACAATTGTTGTGATTTTTTGAACGAAGGTGGAGAAAACGATTTAATAACAGGAATAACAATATCAAATTCATTAGATGTTTTAACTGGTGCCACACCAATAGAAACAATTTATTATACTATAAACAATAAATGGTATAAAGAAAGATATAAAAGATATGGCACGCTTAAGATTTATTTAAATGGTAGGCCAATCTATAAACTAAAAAATTGGGAAGAAATTATACCAACAATAAGGCAATCATTAAATCCAATCGTACAAGTTTGGGGTGGCGGAACACTTGGTTCTGGTGGAATACATGAAGGAACATCCCCATTTCAAATTAAACGAATTGCGTATTATGAATCGCCATTAACTTTTATTGATATTCGTAACAATTATCTTACGATGAGAACGCTATATGACATAGTTGGTTGTATAGAAGATGATTGCAACGATTATCCATTACCATAAAAAGATATGGAATTTTTTATAAGACAAGGTGCAACAGACCCGACATTGAAATTAAAGGTTATTGAGGATGGAAGAAATGAAACATCTTTTATCAATGATTTATTGGAAAATTCATCCATTTCATTCAGTATGTATGATATTAAATCAAACAAACCAATAATTTTAAATGATAGGTGTTATTTAACACAAAGAATAGAAAGAGTTAACCAAACGCTTTCTAAATATGCTATAACATATCGATTTACCGAAGAAGGTACTGCAGTACCCGGAAGATATGAGGGAATTGTTACCATAGAATTCCTTGATACAGAGTTATCGGTCACATCAAAACTCATCGTTCCCATCAAAGAGAAACTTTTTATCAATGTAATTTGATAAGCTCGATTTTTTTATTTATATTTATAGGTGATTAAGACAAATTGCGGAAAATCCGTAAGATAATGTGTCAAACTTAAAATATTAATTATGAGCGAGATTATCACTCAGGAAATGGTAGAAACCTTCCTGAATGGCGCCGACCCAGAACAATACATAGTCGGTATTGAGTACAACTACGCCACGAACTCAATTCACAAAATCATTCAACATCCCGAAAAAGGAAAAATCGTTAAAAAAGATACATTCACCCCATTTCTTTGGGTTGGTGATTTAACTGGTTTGAATTTTTATGGAAATGATAAGAATCTTCAGAAAAAGAAGATGGGTGAGCACGGGATTATCATTGAAAAATTACAAACATTTGGAAACAAGCGATTAGAAAGGGGTATGACCCATATGGTTAAATGTATAAAGGGGTATACGAACCTGATTGCGTTCTTTAAACAAGGTGGTATTGACCCGTGGGGTGAAAAACATAAAAAATATTTCACCATATTAACCGTTAGCGAACAATATCTTATTCAAAAAAGAAAACGACTCTTCAAGGGTATTGAAGAATATTCGGATGTTCATAGACTTGTATTCGATATTGAAACCACGGGTTTAGATCCTGAAACGAATAAAATTATTCTAATTGGGTTGAAAGATAACCGTGGTCTACAAAAAACCATTAGTGCATTTGGTGAGAATGGTGAAAAGTTATGTATAATCGAGTTTTTTGAAACACTTAAAAAAATAAATCCTACCATTATTGGTGGATACAACTCAGCCGAATTCGACTGGCCATTTATCCTTAAACGAGCCGATATTTTAGGATTGGATATTAAGAAACTAACCAAGAAATACACCGATGAGGGGATTAAACGAAAAGACGGCGTATTAAAACTTGCAAATGAAATCGAATCCTACAATCACTATATACTTTGGGGATTTAGCCTAATTGATATTAGTCACGGAGTTAGAAGGGCACAGGCTATCAACTCTGATATTAAATCTTGGGGATTGAAATATATCAACAAATACCTTGAAAAAGAAAAACCAAATCGTGTTTATGTTGACGGAGCGTTCATTTCGAAAATCTATCTTGAAAATGAAAGTTATTTTGTAAATCCAAAGACAGGAAAATACAAAAAAGTTGGTGAACCCGGAACGGAAAATCTTCAGGGTCGTTTCCCCGGTAAATATGAAATATGGGGTGGTAAAAAAATCGTTGAGCAATATCTTGACGATGACTTGTACGAAACTATGATTGCTGACGACTCATTCAGTCAGGCAACATTCTTGGTTTCTAAATTAGTTCCTACCACATATGAAAGGGTTGCTACAATGGGTACTGCAACATTATGGAAATTAATAATGTTAGCGTGGTCATATGAACATAAATTAGCAATTCCGGAAAGGGGTGAGAAAAGAAAGTTTACAGGTGGATTATCAAGGTTATTAACCGTTGGATACGCGAAAAATATTGTTAAGTTTGACTTCTCGTCACTTTATCCATCAATCCAATTAGTATTTGATGTATTTTCGGATTGTGATGTTATGGGTGTTCAGAAAGCATTGCTGGCATATTTCCGTAATGTTCGTATAAAATATAAAAGAGAAAAAGAAAGGTTAGCATCAATTGATCCTGAAAAATCAGAAATGTTTGACAGGAAACAGTTACCACTTAAAATCTTCATCAACGCGATGTTTGGTTCAATATCTGCACCATTGGTTTATCCGTGGGGTGATATGGACTTGGGCGAAACTATTACTTGTATCGGAAGGCAAAGTCTTCGTATGATGATTATGTTCTTTATAAAAAGAGGGTATAAACCGCTTGTTATGGATACGGACGGTGTTAACTTTGAATCCCCCGCTGATATTGATGATAGAGTTTATATCGGTAAGGGGTTAAATGATTTAGTTGAAAAAGGTAAGGAATATAAGGGTGTTCAGGCCGATACCGCAGAATTCAATGATACATTTATGAGAAATGAAATGGGATTGGATATTGACTATATGGCACCATCTTGTATTAATTTATCAAGGAAAAATTACATCATAAAGACCGTTAAAAAAGGAAAAACCAAAATAAAATTAACAGGAAATTCTATCAAGTCAAAGAAAATACAAAAGTATGTGGAAGAATTTCTTGACGAGGGTTTACCATTTTTGTTGGATGGGGACGGTTTATCATTTATCGAACTTTACTATTCATATGTAAGTAAAATTTACAATAAACAAATTCCGTTAGCAAAAATTGCTAATAAAGCCCGTGTAAAACAGACAGTTGAAGATTATAAGAAATACATCAAGAAAAAAACTAAAGCTGGTAATGATATTGCCCGTCAGGCACATATGGAATTGTTGATGAATAGTGATTATCCTGCATCGTTAGGTGAAACAATATATTACATCAATAATGGAACGAAAAAGGGTGATGGTGATGTTAAAAAAGTAACCAAGTATGAAAGGCCGTACACAAGACAGGAAATGAAACAATATGTTGCTGAGCACGGAAAGAAACCACCTACAGTATCATCAATCGACATTAATTGTTATATGATTTCCGAGGATGAAATGACAAATAATCCTGATAAATTAGGTGAATACAATGTTCCTCGTTACTTGGAAATGTTCAATAAAAAAGTTGAGCCGCTTCTTGTTGTTTTTAAACCTGAAATAAGGGATGATATTTTGGTAGATGACCCACAAAAAAGAGGGTACTTTACTAAAACTCAATGTGAATTAGACAGCGGGCATCCGATAAAGGAAAAAGGTCAGGATAATTTTGATGAAGTTATGACTTTATCAGAAAGCGAAGTTGTATTCTGGAATAAAGTTGGCCGTGATCCTTATTTTATGTATGTGGATGATACTATAAACCTTGTTGACCAATATTGGGTTAACCATAATAGGGAAGTAGTAAGATTGGAAGCACAGGGGTCAAAAGATGACCTAGAAGAAGACTTTATCGAAACGGATGGTGAAGACTATGCCGTTGATTGGATATTCGCTTAAATGATGTTATATGGTGACTGGAATGGTCTAAATTTAAGTGCCTTATTAAGATTTTCAGCCTCGAGACCTTTTCTTTCGAGAAGTTTATCGGGGCGAAGTCTTTCTAATCTTTTTTCCAGTTCATCATATAATTTCATTCTTTCATCTTTTGCTTCTGTAAGTAAAGTAGAGTAATCTAATTTAACTGAACTATCAGGAATTTGTAATTCTCCAGAGAATTTACCCCAAATTCTTGCCAATCCTTCTTTACAATATGCGATGAAAAACTTTCTTACCCAGTTTTGTGCGGGTGAGTTTAAACTTTCCCAAGTAAGTTGTTCGGTTTCAACATCCGAAGGTAATTTAACGACATCTTTATTTTTATCAAGACAGTCATCCCTATCGTTTGTATCGTAATACCAATACCAAACGGTATAGTTGTTATTTTGAATTGAACCGAAGTCGAATCTACCACCCGGGACATTGTATAAGTGAATTATTTTTGTACCATTCGGGCCTGCGGTTATTCTGTATGTTAACTCGCCACCGATTAATCTATTCTTAATGTTCCTATCTTCCATTCTTAAAAGAATATCGAAGGCGGGTAACATAAAATATGACCCCGCTGAGCCTACCTGTGCAAATCCACCGATACCACCAAATCCTGAACCGCCAATACCACCAAAACCACCCAAGAATGGGTCAGCCATTGAGCCGTATAGCGTTGCTCTTGTAAACCATAGAAGTTCATTTATTTCACGACCCGCTGGTATTACATACCTTTGTTGCCCTGCAACTAATTGAAAAGAATCTTGTTTTAATTCAGAAGGCCCACCTGCTTGTAGACCAACGATTTTAGAATATGCGTAAGTGTATTGTGTTTCATAATCAAGACTTCTTGTGACAAACGCTTTGGTTAAAGATTGTGTATCAACATCCAATCCTGCAAGTGCCGACCATTGAGATTCAATAAGCCAATCATTCACATATTGCTCATATTCCGATATTGACATTTCCAAAAAACTATCCATTTGTTCTTCAGTCAATTCAACGCCTCTAACGGGCATTCCCAATAAATGAAGAACCTGTGTGTATAATTTTTCTTTTTTTTCTGGTGTAATAACCGGTGTAGCCATAAATTTGGTATTTTACTATAAATAGTGTATATTTTGGATTATGGAAGACTTAAACAAATATTATTCGGGGGATTATTGTCACGCTTTTAACACTATGAACGCCAATCCAAAACTAAAAGGCGAAATAATTAAATATTTACGAAATAAATTCGAAGAAAAATATCCACCAGAAAGAAAGATGATTATGATAAACGATGATGGTGAAGAAGTGCCTGGCGTTGGGGATTATAATTCTAACAATGAGTTGATTTGGAGTTGTAAAAATAGATTGAACACAAATTATGGTGGTTTAACATATGTTAAAGATGTTTTAGTAGAATTATCAGGAGAAGAAATCAACTTTGAAGCTGTACTTACAAACACATATAGTGCATACGGAGTATTAAAAAAATTTTTTCGATTATTTGATGAACATTTTGATACAATTATGGACGAAAATGGTAAATATTATAAAAATTTATCGGAAATATTGATAACAATATGGAAAAAAGGTCAAAAATATACTAAACAATTTAACAACACAGATTGGAAAATATTTTTTCCTACCGCGGTTGGTGTGGAATCTGAAGATGATGAAGAGGGCGGTGTAAATGATATGTTATATGGAATTGATTCGTATGTCATTTTCGATATCAAAGGTGAAAAGATAAAAAAGGCGATTCAAGTTAGAGGAGCAACTTGTTATCATATTGATTCTCGTTATATTGTATATACATCGATGGTATTATCCAAATATAAAAATGTGTGGGCATTTGCGTTTTATGATAAAGCCCACCAACAAGCATATCTTTTTAAAAATCACATGGATAAAATCGAACAGATTATAAATAATAAAAAACCTGCATTATCAATTCCAGAAGAACTTTTACATAAAAAAATCGATTATGTTGACAAGTAATGTATTAACAGAAAAATTAGCAACAATTCTAATGTTTTGTGGGCAGAATGATGTCCAATTATCTATAAAAACAAAAGGAAATATTAATAAAGTTGAAATTATCACCGAACCAATTAAAGAATTTATCATTACAATTGTTGATGATAAGGACGAAACCTTATTTAAACTAATATGTGATAAATTTGAGGAGTTAAAGCAACTCTTTAAGTAATTCTTTACTAAAACTTTCAGAATATTCCCCGTCACCCATTACTTGGTCGATGATGTCTTTCTTGCGTTGCAAAATGTTATAAACAATTTGTTCAATCGTGTTTTCGAATATGGGATAATATACGAGCACAGTATTCTTTTGCCCGATTCTATACGCCCTGTCTTCTGCTTGTGAATGGTCGGACGGAACAAATGATAGGTCATTCATTATAATACCCTCGGCTTCAGTTAAGTTAATACCCACACCGCCCGCTTTTATATTGGCGATGAATACCTTTATTTTCTTATCGTTCTGGAACTTTGTTACGCTCAAATCCTTTTTTTCTTTAGTCATACGGCCATCCAACACCACAGAATTTTTCGGATATTTTTCGTGAATCATATCCAAACTCATAGTGAAATTGGTGAACACAATCACTTTCTTGTCCTGTTCCAAAAATTTATCAATAAGTTCACAGGTATACGGTACTTTTTCGATTGCTATAATCTGTCTTACCTTCATTAAACGAGCAAGTGTTATCGCGATACTTTCCTTACCCTTTTCTGATTCGGAAATCTTTAAGAATTCTTCTAATTCTTCGTCATAGAAAGAACTATCCAATTCCAAATAGATTTGTGAAATAATTTTTTCGGGTAAATCTAAAATATCTGATTTCATTCTTCTTAAAACCAAATTCTTCGCCCTTTCCCTTAATTCATCCAAATTACTCGCCCCGCTCGTATTCCAAATAGTCCTTCCGTTAACCTTGAATTTGAATCCTCTACAATATCTTCTAACATATTGTTGCCAATTTAAAGTTAGCGGGGAATTCACGATTTTTAACAAATTGAAATAATTTATCGGTCTTGAGGTCATAGGTGTACCTGTTAACAACCACACTTTCGGTATTTTATCGAGAATGTCGTTCATTAATTTGGTTCTTTGTGCCCCAGTATTTTGGATATAGTGAGCCTCGTCAACTATTGCAAGGTCAAAGTGTTCGTTCATAATTAACTTATATGCTTCACTATCTTCAGTCTTGTCGGTTGTATGATAATTTTTTAGAATATCATAGTTGATGATATAGTAATCGAATGTGGATCCCCATTTCCTTCCCTCAACAATCAAAATTTTCTTTTCGTATTTAGCATATATCTCAATTTCTTTCTTCCAATTGAGTTTTAAGGACGCAGGACAAACGATTAGTACCTTCTTGACATTACTCTCCAAAGACGCTATAACAGCGGATGTGGTCTTTCCTAATCCCATATCGTCAGCGAGAATATACTTATCGTTGGCTAATAATTTTTCAATTGCTATTTTTTGGTGTGGCATAGGGGCTCGAACCGCGTATGGCGTGTAGTCGATAATCCTGTTTAATTTCTTTTCTTCCTGAAGAATTGCCGCCTTCGGCACCCACATTGCATAAAGTTTTTCAGTTTCAACAACTTTTCCCCAAATATGGTATGCTTTATCAGTTTCAGTTAATAGTTTTTCAACCCAAATTTTCTTTGGGGGTGTTGGCAGGAGTTTTTGTCCCATAAGTGTATCACCGAAACTTGCAACGATTTCAACCCATTTCCTTGCTACTTTAGGAACAATAAGATGATTGGTCGTTACATATAACGCCTGCGTTCTTGCTAACTTAAACCCTTTGACATTATTCAGTTTATATTGCCACTCTAAAATTTGGTTGTTGGCCCCTGTATATGCTCGTAAAATTTCCTTCGCGTCTAATTCTAATATTTTCATTTCCATATTTAAATATAACAAATTCCAAGTTATAACTAAAGTATTTATATTCATAATAATTATCCTTCTTTCAGTATTTATACTATATGGACAGCAAATTACCGATAACGAGAAATAATAGATTTTTTCACGAAGAAGATTTTGATTTGCATATGCAAATGGGTCAGGAATATCTTCATGGGGACATCAATATGAAACTTGTTCTATTTCGTGTAGATAGAAGTAAATCAGAAACCGATGAGGTTTATGCTGAAGTTGGAAAAGACCAATTAAAATTTTTCCCACCGATTGAATTCAATGGTATTGTAAGAGTGGATGAGCCAAAAAACATTACTTATGATAAAGGGATAAATAGAAAATTAGAACCGGGTAATTTATTGGTTTCCGTATACATTAAACATTTGGATGAATTAAAAATTGATATAAGGTACGGGGATTACATTGGATATCCTGAATCTGAAACAAAATTAAGGTATTACACTGTTGTTAATGACGGAAAAGTAACATCCGACAACAAACATATGCATTTCGGGTACAGGCCCGGGCATAGAACAATAACTTGCGTAATCGCGGAAGACGGCGAATTTAGAGGAGTATAAGATGGGACTACCTAAAAGAAAAACGAATTTAAAAATCTATCAAAACTACGAATTAGTCGAAAGAAGACAAGAGTTGTTGGATATGATTACAAAGCACGATACATATCTGCCAGAATCGGTATTGCACGATGATTTAGATTTGGGGATGTTAAATTTTGTGAAAAATAATCTCAAAGTTGTTTCTGATGGAAATCAAATACCAATACTTGATAGAATTTTAACCATTCAAAGATGGGGTGAAATATCAAATAACTGGACATTTGCCGATGATGATGGAAATATTTCATTACCATTTATATCGGTTGTTAGAAGACCTGATGTTCAGCCCGGAACAAACCCTGTCATTCAAAGAACAATTCCAGATAGACGAGAATTCCATTATGCAACGGTTAAGAAATGGAATGGAACATCGCTCGGGGCGGATGTATATAAAATACCTCAACCCGTGGCGGTTGATATTACATTTGAAGTTAATATCATATGTAATAAAATTAGGGATTTAAACAGGTTTAATAAGATAGTATTACAAAAATTTTCCTCACGACAAGCATATACAACGGTAAAAGGTCACTATGTTCCAATTATATTGGAAAAAATAAATGATAATTCACCAATTGAATCGATGGATGGTCGTAGATTTTACCTACAAACATACGAATTTGTAATGCTTGGATTTTTAATTGATGAAGAAGAATTTGAAGTAACGCCAGCAATTAATAGAGCCCTTTTGGTTTATGAAATTATGGATACCCCGACAACAAGGAAAGTTGTTGATAATGGTGTTAAAATCACTATTGTAAATTATACAGGAAATAGTACGCAAACCTTATTTAGTGTTGGTGAACCAATTGGTACTTTGTTTTATGTTGCAATAAATGGTGATATACAGCAAAGGGATGTGGATTATTTTCATATTGCAGGAACATCCAATATTACATTTGCGGTTGCGCCGTTGGCTGGCGATGATATCATAATTGCGTATTATCCTAAAAAACAGGGATATCTTATTAATAATTATGGAAATATAGTTAGTCTAACTCACGAATATTTTACATATGACGGATCCACATTAGTTTTTAACACAGCAAATCCAATTGATAGTATTATATATTTCGAAATAAATGGTCTTGTTGACATTGCTGGCCTTATGTATAATGTGACAGGAAGTAATGAAATTACTTTATTAACAAATCCATTATTAGGGTCAACAATTGGGGTTGCATATTTCTATTAACCCTCGTCATATAAATCTTTTTTTACGGGTTTACAGTTAGTTTCTATCCATTTTTCGAGGACTTTATAAATTTTTAGCCCGTTTTTTTCACAGTGTACCTTTAGCATCTCGTGATGTTTCTTACTAATTTTCACATTCTTATATACCATTTCCATAGTCAATTATCTTTTTAGATAAATATAGATAAAATACTATCTTTTAACTTATTATTCCACAAATCTTTGGTTAAATCTCAGATATTTATAGAATAAGAATAAAAAAACTTAAACATTATAATCAATGGCAAACTCAAACAAAGTATTCGTATCCCCGGGTGTATATACATCTGAAAAAGATTTAACTTTTGTTGCACAAAGCGTCGGTGTAACGACATTAGGTTTGGTCGGGGAGGCGACAAAAGGCCCCGCCTTTGAACCTGTATTAATAACTGATTTTGACGAATTCAGAACCTATTTCGGCACAACGAATCCTATGAAGGATGGAGACGGAAACCCAAAATATGAACTTGCATATGTTGCTAAGTCATATCTTCAGGAATCCAATCAATTATTCGTAACAAGGATTCTTGGATTAACTGGTTACAAACCATATAAAACATTCGGTCTTAAAACGATTGGTGGCGTTGTATATTCGGCAAATACTTACACCGAAACAACAGGTATAACATTTACACCAACAACCTCTGGGGCAACGGGTAGTACAATATATGCCGAATTATCAGGAAAAACTGCAACGAGCGGTGATAGCGTTCCTGATTTCATTATTAATTATCAAACCGCTGGCCCGTATGTACACAACGATTGGTTTACCATTGGATTAGTACCAACAGGATATACATCGGGATTATTACCAGCAGATGAAGTTGTGAGCCCGATAGGTGATTACACAAATCAAAACTGGTACAACTATTATTATAACTCCGGCGCAGGAAAATTATATTCATACTTATTCATCTATAATAGTGGAACAACACAATTTGATGTAACAAGGGTTGAATATGACGCAGAACGAAATTCATACGATGGACTTATTGTTGCCGAATTAAGGTCAAGAGGTCATTATGTAGGTGAAGTTTTAACACTTATGATAACAGGTAATACCGGATTTACAATATCATCCACAGGATTAACAAACAATCCATTGGCAGAATTTACCGTTAATATGACTACATACAATAGTCAATTTAAGACATACACTTGTTCATTGGATACTACATCAACAAAGTATATAACCAAAGTTCTTGGAGTTGATGTGTATGATAAAGATTATGATAACTTCCCACTATATGTCTTTGAGGTTTATCCAACCTTATTAAAGAAATTATATGATAGTGGATTAGTTGCAGGTCTTGATACGACTGTTGTATATCATTCAGTTGGAACGGATTATATGACAGATTGGGATACACCAGCAACACCGATGGTAGTATCGGAAGTTCGCGGGGGAGCCGTGGCTAACTTATTCCAAATCTTTACTATTTCTGATGGTGATAGTGCAAACTTCCAAGTTAAGGTTACAATTCAAAACATTGATTTAGACCAACTTGAATTTGATGTATTAGTTCGTGACTATAATGATACCGATGACAATATGGTTGTTCTCGAAAAATTCGGTAGATGTACAATGGATACATCACTTCCGGGTTATATTGGACGCAAAATTGGAACTGTGGACGGTGAATATGAACTAAAATCAAAATATATCTTTTTGGAATTGGTTCCAGACCACCCAACGGACGCAATACCCGCTGGTTTTAAAGGTTTCATCACAGATAAATTGAACAACACTAATTTTGTTGGCGGTGTTCAATACAAAACAAAATATTATATCGCAGGTGAAGAAACTGGTGATTATGACGCATTTGGCGAACCTGTATTAGCAGGGCAGGCAGATAGATATAAGAGAGTATCTTTAGGTTTATCATCATCCGTTGGATTTGATGGTGATTTATTCAAATTTAAAGGCACAGGAGCAACCCAAACAACGATGGGCTTCCACTTATCCGTAAACGCCGCTACTATTACTGGTGTAACACAAACAGGATTTGCTTATGATACCACACCATATGATTTAGAAGGTGTTGATAAGGGTATGTTGGAAACAATTTACTATCGTAAGTTCACCTTTGCCGCTTGTGGCGGATACGATGGTTGGGACATTTATAGAAATGTAAGAACCTTTGGTGATGGATATGTATTTGGTAAAAAGAATTACATTTCGGGTAATACAGATAATGGTGGGGTATTCAATAAAACCGTTGGTAATTCCGATTATTACGCATATCTACAAGGAATTGAAACCTACGCAAATCCTGAAGCGGTTGACATCAATGTATTTGCGACACCGGGTATTAATTTCTTTGACCACAATTCATTAACAGTCGCAGCAATCGATATGATTGAAAATGATAGAGCGGACTCGTTATATATTATCAATTCACCGAATGACTCAACTGCAGATGAGGCTGTTGATGATTTGGATAGTGCGGCATTGGATAGTAACTATTCAGCCACATACTGGCCTTGGATACAAATCAGAGATACTGAAAATTCAACCCAACTTTATATTCCACCAACAGGGGAAGTAGTAAAGAATATTGCGTTGACTGATAATGTATCATATCCGTGGTTTGCAGTCGCTGGTTATTCTAGAGGTCTTGTTACATCTATTAAGGCATTGAAGAAATTAACCCTTGATGATAGAGACCTTCTATACAAGAACAGAATCAACCCAATCGCAACATTCTCTGATACAGGTACGATTATTTGGGGTAATAAAACCCTTCAGGTAAGGGAATCAGCACTTGACAGAATCAATGTAAGAAGACTTTTGTTAAGGGCAAGAAAACTTATATCAGCCGTATCTGTAAGATTATTATTCGAACAGAATGATGAACAAGTAAGAAATGAATTCTTGAGACTTGTTAATCCAATTCTGGAGGCAATCAAAAAAGAAAGAGGTTTATACGATTTCCGTGTTACGGTATCCAATGACCCTGAAGATTACGATGCCAACACATTGAGAGGTAAGATTTACATCAAGCCGACAAGAGCACTTGAATTTATTGATATTGAGTTCATTATCACACCAACAGGAGCATCATTCGAAAATATTTAATTGAAGAATGAATGTAATGGAAAAGGGGCGGGTTTCATATCCGCCTTTTTTTTGGAATTTTCCTAACTAGTATGATACTAGTATTTTTCTTATTCTAGTATTAATTCTTCTAGTATTTTACTGTTCTAGTATTTATTACTGTATTCTTAGGTACTAGTATATACTAGTTCTGGATACTGGGTCAGTAAAAAAATAAAGAAAATTTATGACATTATCAACAAAAAGTGAAAATAATTTTTGAAAAGTCAGTTTTTTTAAAAAAGGTATATTTATAATAAAGAAAATAAACACTAAAATTAAAAATTTTATCAAATGGCAGATTTACTAATGAAAATGCCGGTTCCTTACGAACCAAAAAGAGTTAACAGATTTATCGTTAGATTTCCTTCTTCTTTAGGTATCAACGAGTGGTATGTCACATCAGCCGCAAGACCAAGTGCAAAAATAAATTCAGTCCCAATTCCGTTTTTGAATACATCAACATATGTTGCTGGTAGATTTGAATGGAACGAATTAAGGGTGACATTTAGAGACCCAATCGGGCCTTCAGCTGCACAGGCATTGATGGAATGGTTCAGATTACACGCTGAATCTGTTACTGGTCGTATGGGTTACGCTGCCGGTTACAAGAAAGATATTGAGCTTGAAATGCTCGACCCAACTGGAGTGGTAGTTGAAAAATGGATTCTTCAAGGAACATTTATCACCGATCTTAACTTCAATGAATTGGATTATTCAAGAGACGATTTGGCAACTATCACCGCTTCATTGCGTATGGATAGATGTATCCAAGTTTATTGATTTGGTAATCAATTAATTATATTTTCTTTAAGAAAAATATATCTGTCCATTTATAGTTAACTTAAATTTCCATATATTTATTATAAAAAGTAAGTATATGGAAATTTTTGTTTGTAAGATATGTCAAAAAGAATGTAAAAGCATATTAAGCTTAAGAAGTCATTCAGCGTTAGCACACGGAATAAATTCTGAAACTATATATGTTGATTATGTATTAAACGGTAACAGACCGAAATGTGTTTGCGGGTGTGGACAAGAAACATCATTTATTTCGATAAGAAAAGGGTTTTCAAAATTTATTCAGTCACATCATAACCGAATTCCAGGAAAAAATAATTTTCATAAAAATCCAAACACACATAAGAAAGCAATTGCAACACAAAAAGAAAATTGGAAATTAGGAAAGTACAAGGGATGGTGGGAAAATGATAATGAAGAAACAAGGCAAAAAATAGAAGGAATAAAAGAAAAAATTAGAAATGATAAAGAAAGAGGAAATAAAATTTCGAAATCATTAACAGGGGTATTAAAAACAAAAAAATGTAAAGAGAAAATATCCAAAACACAGAAAGAAAGGTTTAAAAACAACCCACAAATAAAAGTTGAACTGTCCAAAAAAAGAATAAATTGGTTAAAAAGAAAACAAAAGAAAGATAAAACTGAATTAGAAAATAAATTCGAATCTATATTAGATTTACTTAACATTAGAAATGAATTTCAATATGAGTATAAACATAGATTGTTCGACTATTATTTAAACGATTATGATATAATTGTAGAAGTTGACGGTGATTTCTATCATTGTAATCCAGAAAAATATCCAATCCCAATATATGAAGTACAAAAAATAACATTAAAAAATGATAAATATAAAGATACTCTTTGTAAAAAACACAATAAAACTTTATTACGGTATTGGGAAAAGGATATAAATGAAAGACCTGAATGGATTATTGCAGATTTAAAAGAGAAGATAAACTTTACTTTGTGATAATTATTAATTAGAATTTCAAAAAAGAAAAATTATGGAACTTACAGCTTATTGTCTTAAAACTAAAACAAAAAATGTCCCGTTCAATGGAAAACCTGTTCTTGAGCAAACATCAAAAGGTGGTTATATCCTGAAAGGTGAAGATGAGAATGGAAATAAAATGAGCGCAATTATATCAAAGTCAACAGCCGAGGAAGCGATAAAACTTAAATTGGTTGTTGATAATACAAAATAAAATATGAATGGTGAAGAATTAAGAATCGACCCAACAATCGCGTATGATGTAGTCGAACTTCCAAGTAGGGGTATTCATTACGCGAATAAAAAGAAATCAGTAAAAGTTGCGTATCTAACCGCATCGGATGAAGATATTCTTAGCGCGCCTAATTTAGTTCAATCTAAATCAACAGTATCGGAGCTTTTAAAAAGAAAAATTTTAGACAGGGATTTACCGTTTGAAGAAATTGTTGAAGAAGATAAGGAAGCAATTTTAATTTTTCTACGAAATACCGCGTGGGGAACGCAATATAAAATGTATCTGTACGACCCAAAAATAAAAGAGGGTTATGAATATCTTGACAAAGAAGGTAAATTTGAATATATGGTTGATTTATCAACCGTAAAAATGAAAGATTTTAATTTAAAAGAAGATTCAAATGGGGAATATTCTTATTATTTAGATAAATCCAAAGTTAATATTACATTTAAATTTTTATCTAAACCACAAGAAATTGAGATTTCAAAAATTAAAGATAGTTGGAATGGAAATGGGGTGCCGCCATTAAAAACAAAGGAACTTGAAATGATGATAAAATCGGTTGGTGGAATTAGAGACCCAATGCAGATTAGATCCTTTATTGTGGATAAAATGCCAATTAAAGATTCACAAGATTTTAGAGCATTTGTTGAAGAAAATAAACCGGGGTTAGATTTAACCCAAAAAGTAATTGCCCCATCTGGAGAAGAAATTACCGCGTATATCGGTTTTGGGGTCGAATTTTTTCGCCCTTTCTACGGATTATAAAAAAATACAATTAGACGAAATTTTATTCCTTATAAAACGAGGATTTTCATATTCCGATATTCGATCTATGCCAATATATATTCGAAGATATTTCATTCAATATATACACGAGAGAGAAAATGAAGGATAATCTATTTATATAAAAACATAGATAACGATGGCTCTCAGTACGCTAGAAAAAGCAGCATTAAAAGGTATTAAAGAATTTGAAGAAGCATATCTTGATGAAGTGTTTGGTAAAACACCATTAACAGCATCAACTGCCGAACATAGTGCGGCTACCGCGGCATATTCTGGATATTTAGCGGCGGCAAAAAGTGGTGGGAAAGCTAGCGCAGGTAGTAGTGGGGGAAATGAAGGGCCGTTGGATTTACCAGCAATAATAAAAGATGCTATTAAAGGTCAAACAATTACTGGAAAAGGGAGTTATGACAAAGAATTTGTTGAAATTGAAGACCTATACAATATGGTTACTAATAAAGCAACTGGAAAGTTAAAGAGCGTTGCTGACATTGCCTTATCAATCATAGATCAGGGTCTTCGCGGTTTAGCCACATACTATACAGAACAAGCCAGTTTACAAAATATGATTAACGAAAAAACATCGTTAACTGGCGATATGTCAAAGGATTTCCGTGATAGTATAATGGAAGCCTCTGTATATGGTAATCGTTTAGGAATATCCTTTGATACGATTGCCGATGGTATGGTTCAATTAATTAAAGAATCAGGAAGATTTAAATTAATTAGTGAATCTACAATCAATAATATATCATTACAAAGTAAAGTATTTTTTGACTCGTTTGCGGATGCAGTAACATCAATTGAACAATTTCAGAATGTTGCAAGAGGTGCTGATGATACAATGAGGGCAGTCGAAAAGGCTGGAAAATCAACATTAGAACTTGGATTAAATGCAAAAACAACCGTTAGCACACTTGTAACCAACATAGACAAATTAAATCAATTCGGATTTAAAAATGGAATCGAAGGATTGACTAGAATGGTTCAAAAGGCACAGGCGTTAAGAATGGATTTAAACTCAGCATTTAATTTGGCGGAAAAAGTTATGGATCCTACCAACGCATTATCATTGGCGGCAAATTTACAGGTAATTGGTGGTGCATTGGGTGATTTTAATGACCCTATAAAGATGATGTGGATGGCAACAAATAATGTCGAAGGATTACAGGACGCATTAGCACAAAGTGCTGAAAGTTTGGCAACATTTAATTCCGAATCGGGGGCATTTGAAGTCGTTGGCGCGGATTTAAGAAGGGCGAGAGCAATGGCTGACCAATTAGGAATGAGTTTGAAGGATGTAACCAATTTAGCGGTTCAATCGGCACAAAGAACATCAGCCGCCGCTGATTTAATGTCGAGCGGTATTGTAATGAAAGAAGAAGATAGGGAATTTTTAACCAATATTGCTCAAATGAAGGGTGGAAAAATGGTTATTGAAACTAAAGACCAAAACGGGCAAGCCGTTCAGGTTGCGTTGGATTCTTTAACACAAAAACAAGCAGATTATTTGTTGTCACAAAAGGAACAATTTAAAGAAATGTCCACAATGGATATAGCAAAACAACAAGTGAGTTTGATTGAAAATGTGAAAAGGGATGTATCATTCTTGGCTGCCGCCGCTAGAGTTCAATTAGGTAAAGGATTTACACAAGTATTTGAAGCAGGTGGATATGATCCAATCGTAGCAATGAAAGCAAATAAGGAATTGGCAGATGAAACACAAAAAGGAATGGCAGAATTTTTTGGTCAAGGAATCGATGAATTAAAAACTTTGGTTTCTGGTAAAGAAGAACCAAAATCACGAAGACCTGATTATTCAACACCACCAACTACAACAGGGAATATGAATTTTACATATACTTTTAAATCTGGCGGCCCAATGTTTGACGATTTTATGAGATATGCAATGAATAATCCAGAATTTAAGCAAGTATTTGAAACAAATCAAAGATCGTATTTGAATTCATTACAATGAAATATATCTATTTAATAAAAAATTCTGAAGACGACACCTATAAAATTGGTGTGGCAAAAAATCCTAGAAAACGAGTTGGACAACTTCAAACGGGTAATTCCTCGGAATTATTATTAATTGATACATACGAAACAGATAATGCTCATAAAATTGAAAAGATATTACACAGGCGTTACTCACATTTACGAAAACAAGGTGAATGGTTTTCTTTTTCTTTAATCGAACAATTTAATTTTCTTAATGATTGTAAAAAAATAGAAGAAACAATTACAATTTTACGAGAAAATGGGAATGTTTTTGCGTAAAATTCAGTATATACCTATTTATTTATAAAAGAAAATAATGCCAACCTATTTAGATTTTAATTCAACAAAGAATTTTAGGGATTTTATGATAGGTAAAACCTTGAATGTCCCAAATGGGCCTCAAACCTTTACCAGTCAAAACTATATCATTCAGGGCACAAATGACTATGCAAATGTTGACCCTGGCGATGTTACAACAAATAGGGATCAAGAATTATTACAAACACAAAATTCAAATATATTTAAACCTCTTGAGTATTGGGTAACAGAAAGTTTAAATACCCTGCCAAGACGAGCCAATTTGAATTTGTATCCATATTTCGTTCCGGGCGAATATTCATTGGTTAGTATTATGGCCACCGACAATTACGATACCGAATCGGTATTAATGCAATTTGCTGCATATAACATCAAAAACAATGAAAATGGGCCTGTTTTTGCAAGAATTCAACAAAATCTATACGCAGCAACGGTTGGTAGAGTAAGATTAATCGATGCAATTGAAGGTAATTTGGCAACCGCTCTGAATATTATTATGGGTAGGGAGCCTTTGATTGAATATAACACCAAAATCACTGTTGCAAAGACAACACTTGGTAAAGCGGTTGACTTTTTACAAACAGTTTCAGGTACAGAATGGCCGTTTAGTGAAATTCCGGGGGATTATTTATCAAATCCAATACACCCAATTGTAAACAGACCAGCAGCCGAAACAGAAGGTCAGGCGTTTATGCAAGACCTTACTGGCGCACTTGGTTCAATGATAGGTATTCAAAGAAGACCATTGGAAAGTAGAAAACCTTCTGATTTATTTATTGAGTATACAGGTTCAGGGCCAAGACAGGCATTATTTGATAGTTTATCATATTCAAAATATGCACCAAACTATACCACAACGGCAAGGTCACAAAATACATCAAAAGTATTCAATTTTATTGACAAGGTAGGCGCGAGCGTTAATAAACTTTTCGGTTTAGAAGCGCCAGCAGGCGTTGCATATATCGGTGATGATAGAGGGGAAGATGTGAAGTATGCAATGGGTGATTTTAATGATAATTTGATAAAAAGCCCGTGGTATGTAAGTTTAATGTTCGACCCTATCCAAACAAGACTATTTCAAGGTGAAAAGAATGTTGGTGAAGGTGGAGAACTTGGCGGTAGATTAGTATGGATTAGTAAAAATTCGAAAAATAAACTTGGAGCAAATAATGCGGAGTATTCGGATGAAGCACCTGATATTGAGAATGGGTTATCAACCAAATTTACATTTAGGGACGGGTCTATTTTACGAAAAACCCAAGATATTTTAAATACATTACCAACAAACGGTGGTGAATCCCGCTCACATGTGGCGAACGCAATAGACCAAACAAGTAGAGTATTCAGGGAAGGTGATATAATGTTGTCTAGGGGGTCTGCAATCAAGTATATCGACCAATTTACCGGGGAAGAAAGTGGTGTTGAGTATTGTAGGGTATGGACAAAAGATAGGTCATACTTCAATATGTCCGATTTAATGAAAAATACTGAATTAATCAGAAACCAAAACATTCCTGAAGCAAATGGTTCGGTATTAGATAGGTCATATAACTTAAACATATACCCAAATTCCAATGGAAATAAAGATTTTCAGGGGTCTACTAATATTGTTGAAGGAGCAAATGGTTTCTTTGCGAAGAAATATATGTTTTCAATTGAAAATCTGGCTTGGAGAACATCAAATGTCCCGGGGTTTACCTATGCGGATTTACCATATTGTGAAAGAGGCCCAAATGGTGGCCGTGTTATGTGGTTTCCACCATATGATTTGAAGGTAACAGAACAAAATAGTGCCAGATGGGAAGAAAATACCTTCTTGGGAAGACCCGAACCCGTTTATACATACCAAAATACAACAAGAAATGGTACGGTTTCATTTAAAGTTATCGTTGACCACCCAAGTATATTAAATTTACTAGTTCGTGACCATTTTAAAGATATGTCGGACGAGGAAGCCGATAATTACATCAATGCGTTTTTTGCTGGATGTGAAAATGTTGATTTTTATGATTTAATCAGAAGATATACAACCTTAACAAAGGATGATGTACAAAGAATACAAGCATATTTGAATGCTGGCAAGGATCCTAAAACAATTACAATGTATAAATCGGTTCTTGAACCTGTTAAAGATGATAATAAACCGGGAACGCAAAATCAAAGTGGGGGGAATACACCAGAAACGCCAACAAGTGGAACAGGATCACCAATTAAGGTATCATTATACTTTAAAAACGATTTTCCTGACCCCGGAACTAAATCAAAAACAAGTAGTGCCAATTATACATCATTATATAATGATTATTCATCAACAGAAGGTGAATTAGCATATACAAAAGACTTGGATGAAGGGTTGCACATATTATTCAATCACAGTTCAGGTACAGGAAAAACAAACGATATTTCTTTATTGTATGGTCAAACAACAATAGACCCATCAAAGATAAGTGCAGCAACTGGAACAACATCAATCCAAATATCAGATGCGTTTGATAAGTTAAGAGCAAATTATGCAATATATGATAGTAAATTAACTGAGATAAAAGGACAATTAGGGGAGAAAAAAGTAAAAGAAATAAAAGTAAAGTTGGAATCGTCCTGTTCTTCGGTTGCTGAAACGGATTATAATGTAAACTTATCATATAGAAGAAGCCACTCAATTATTAAAGACATATTAACTAAATTAGCGTCAGGGTCAACAATACCAACGGTTTCTTGGCCAGTAAATGGTACGCAAATTGACCCAATAACATTTAAAAGTCTTGGATATGACTTCGATGGACAAATTACATTTGAAAAAATCAATAATGTAGGTGAGACACTAACAGAAGGAAACACAATATTTCCTTCAACAGTACCGACAACATCAAATGGAAGTGGGTGTTTTAATAAAAATTTTTATACATCAAAAAACCTAAAAAGAACCGCCCCAATTACATTCTTTTGTCGCGAAACATCTGTTGAAATTACTCCGACAATAATAAGCACAAACGAAACCACATCCAATGTTGTTCCTAACACGACAACGAACATACCAAAGGTAATATTAACACCAGTTAATACAATACCGCCACCAAATAGGAAACCACCAATGGATGAGTTGAAAAGGATTATAATGAAAACCTTATCTGAGTGTTATTATTTTAAGAAATTCGAAGAAGATTCACCTGTGGCGTTCAATTCATTAAGGGAAAAATTTAGATATTTCCATCCAGCGTTTCACTCGATGACACCTGAAGGATTAAATGCTAGATTGACATTCCTAAATCAATGTATTAGACCGGGTGACACTATTCCAATCAAAGGAATAAGTGATGTAAACGATTTAAACGCAAGAAACACAACATTCGGCCCTCCGCCAATTTGTGTTATGAGAATTGGTGATTTTTATCATTCTAAAGTGGCAATCAGGGATGTTAATATATCATTTGAAGATAGTCCGTGGGATTTAAACCCCGAAGGAATCGGTATTCAACCAATGATTGCGAATGTAACATTACAAGTTAGTTTCATTGGGGGTCACGGGCTTGAAAAACCTGTTGAGTTATTACAAAATGCGTTGTCATCTAATTTCTATGCAAATACTGAAATGTATGATTATAGAGCAACCGCAACCGAAGACAGAAGTAAGTTCACCAAAGAGTTTTTGGAAGAATTGATGAAAGAAGCAAATAAAGTTCCAACGCCAGACCCAAACACCAATACTGCTAATAATAAAAAGACCGGTGAGTATATTGGTGTTAAAACAACAAATGATACAGGTGGAACATTAAACTACACAAAGTATGTGACAGATGTTTTTGAAAATACTAAAAAATATTTCAATACACATAGGGACGCATTGAGCGTTATTAGTGCAAACTATGGTGGTGTTGTTGCATCGATGTTCTTTTCATCAACATATAGAACCGTTAAGGACTATACCGTTCAAACTGGAGCAGGAACAGAAACTATTGAGATTTTAGGTGAGTATACTAAACAAAAAGATTTTGGTTCATTTATACAAAACTTCGAAGCAATAATGCTGGATAAGACAAGTAGTACAAATATCAGTACATTAATGAAATTGGATAAGGAATTAGGTACAGATTTACTTGCAAAATCAGAAACATATCTTAAAACTTTTGTTAGCGACACAATAACACAAATTAGCGACGCATTACTTGCAAATCAATCAATAAAAGATGTTGAAAGTGCAAGAAATAATCTGATATCCACATTGGACAGATTAAATTTTATAATCCAATGGGAACACGATGGAACATTAACAGACACAGGTTCAACTGGAGTTAATTTCACAGGGTACACATCATTTTATGACAAATATGATAATTGCATCGAATATATCAAAGACCATTATGATAAATTGACTAACGATCTTGATTTATCATTTGTGTTCACATCTAATGCGACAATGACAGACCAAATATTTTCTGATTTGTTATCAAACTTATTATTTCCGTTCTATCAACAAATTTTAGATTTGTATAAAAAAGATGCAGCGTTCAATAACTACATAACAAAAATAGAAAAAAGGGTGGATAAATTTCTTGTTGTGCCAGAGGAAATTGCGGCTGACCTTAAAAAATTCCCAACCCAAAAAGACACAAATGAAGTGGTGTTTACTATTCAAGATGAAAACTATACCTTTACAGCACAGGAATTAGAAGAATTCACGAAAATAATGTCTGCAAAAGTACCATTAGGTTCAACTTTAAATTTTTATAAACCATGAGCAATCAATATTTTGATAGATATCAATATTTCGAACAGGACGGGACATTTAAGATAGTTCCCGGGCTTGAGATACCCATTAAAGGAACTGATGAGTATTATCAATATAAGAAAGGTAAAGATAGACTTGATAAAATATCGGAAGATAAATACAATAGTCCATTCTTTGGATGGTTAATATTGCAGGCAAATCCATTAGCAGGAAGTATTGAATTTGAAATTCCGGATAATTTTATGTTAAGAATTCCAATGCCACTTATATCAACATTACAAGATTATAAGCGGGCTGTAGAAATGTATCAATTATATT